AAAATACAAAGCGAAAACATTGAGCAGTGTGGAGCAGGACTACCTGAATAGCATAAAGCAGCTGGAAAAGAAGAGCAAAAAATAATCTATCATGGCTACAGGAAAATCTATGAATAAGGGTTGAGACAATGGCAATCGTGGAGCAATTCCCTTGTACCAATCCGGCGTCAAGGTGGAGACAGTGGACGCCAGACCCGGATGCCATATATAAGGTACGTTCAAACAGTGGAGCAATTCCCGCGAACGTACAAAAGCGTGTCGATAAGTTTTCGCAAACCGAAAAAAGCGGTTGAACAATTTCCGCGAACGGATGGGCAGAAAATCGAAGGTTCACGAGAACTGGTCAATAAGGAGACATCAAGATGGAGCAATCGGGCCACGTTGAGACCGTGGTTCTGATGGAGTTACATAAATAAAAAAGCTTCAAAATAGTGCTTAACAAAGGGATTTCTGCAATTTGCCAGTTGATGAGAATCAGCTCGCTTGAGACAGAAATCCCTTCTTTTTTTAGTCTTCGGAGACAGTGAGACAATAAGAATGTTGATTTCAGGGTTGAGACTATAGAACTACTGTATCCTGACATTTGCGAGGATGCGAATGGTTGTTTTTAATCAGAACAGAAAAATGTTCTGATTGAAAGGAGACTCTATGACAGACATTAATACGATTCTTCCAAATGCAGTTGAAGGGCAGGAAGCTTTCATCCTCGACCATGGCAAAGTTGTTGATGGTGCATTAAAGTACCAAGACGAGCTAACAAGCTATGGCTGGAACATCAAGCAGTTTAACAAAATGCATGTAGGTGCCTTTGTGCTTAATAGGCATCCAGGTAAGATAACAAAGGACAGGAAATTCGAAATATATGCAGGTGGCTATGTTGACAGCATTTCTGATCCTGACGAAGATGGAAACGTTACGGCAACCATCACTCATGCATTTAATATTGTGCCGCCAATCAAACAAGGTGACTCTTTCATTGAGAATTTTGAGTGGAAGAGTAAAAATAAGCGGCCAAGAAGCTGGGAGCACTTCTGGAATCAATATGGCATGAACACTATAAGCTATGCGGAATATGAGAAAATCATAAATGCAGCACATTGTATTCCTGCTGGGGATGTAACCGCAGAAGTGGTGCCAGATGAGCCAGATATCACTGCAGAAGAAGTTGATGAGCTTGAGAGCACAAATGCAAACGGCTTTGATGTTGTCCTTGAGGAAGATGGTCCTATTCATGCACAAAGAGAAAAGAAGTATAGTGGTATAGCAAGAACCATCGACTTCGAGAAGATCCAAAAGGCTAAGAATAAAACTGGTGCTTTAGGAGAAGAAATCGTACTCGATATCCTCATTCAAAAGGCAGCAGCAGAAGGTCTCAAGGCTCCCGTTCATGCATCAAAGGAAGAGGGAGATGGCCTAGGGTATGATATTCGGAGCTGGGATGCAGCTGGCAATGAAATTCATGTTGAAGTCAAAGCATCCAGGAATAAATATGCTGACGGATTTGAAATGTCATACAACGAGGTCATGGCCTCAAAAGATGGCCGATATAAATATCGAATATACAGACTTTACAATCTGAATTCCAAAACGAAAGAGTGCCGGCTAAAAATTTATGACGGCCCAATTACCGAAGAGGGCTATAAATTGGTCAGTACAAAAATTGCTGTATATCAGAAATAGACCTGTGCGTTCTTGCAGTCCAAGCGGTGATTACATATAAAAAGTGGCAGATCGGAGATTACACAGTCTGTCATTTCAGATCCTTCAGAAGCGGATCGCATTACCTTATAATTACAGCATATGCTGTGTGTAATGCGCTGGCGCATCGACAACATATGTCTGTTGTGGAACTTGCTCATCATATGCAGCTCTGTCCACAACATATTTCGTCTTTTCCTTCTCTATGGGTGCCACATCTTTCTTATGGACTGGAATATTCCTTGTATGCCTCACTGATCTCCAGTCCTCGAATGTTCCACCCTTATGATACTTCGCAATCCAGTAGGAGAGCACACATCTATACCGTATTTCATATTTCTGGCATACTTCGCTATAAAGTGTGTCTACATATACCTCCAGTAAGGCAGTCAGTTTTTCATCAGATGTGAGCCTCTTTGCAGGCTTCTTGAGACCTTCTTCTACTTCGTTCCTGTAGATCTCACAGACGACTCTGACAACTGATGTGCTGATGCATGCTTTCTTTCCGAGCACTGCATATGGGTCTTCTTTGTTTCACGTTCTTTGATCAGATGAAGCTTCCTTTGCAATGTCATCTTTGACTTTCGTCCCATTTTGCGTCTCTTTTAGATATTCGAAGACTCTACTTAGTTCAAGCATAACGCACAGCCATTTAAAAAATGCAGTAAAATGTTGATTCCGAGGTAAAAAATCTATGAAAGAGTATCTGATTGCGCTTGTAAAATAAGTAATTTGACCTCTGATTATTTAACATGTTACTGGTTGAAGGTTACTTTGTCCCCTACATTGTAGGTTGTCAAATCTATGCATAGTGTTAAAATCATTTGTATAGGTTTCATGTTTTATATTTTGTTAATGAGAGTATGGAATTAAAAATGGACTTTCAAAGCAGTACGGGATACGTATTTCGCGTTTTGGAGTGTGCATGGGAATATGTTACATGATTTTAGGTGCTTGCAAAGAAAAGGGGTAAATGTATATGGCAAAAACAATATCACTATTCAACAATAAAGGAGGTGTAAGTAAGACAACAACTACCTTCCACTTAGGATGGAAGCTAGCTGAAAAGGGGTACAAGACATTAATCGTAGATACTGATCCACAATGTAATTTGACCGGATTATGTATAAATGCTGATAAGGAAAACAAGTTGTTTGATTTTTATAAGAGCAACAATGATAATATTAAAAACTCTCTTTCTCCTGTGTTTTCTGGGAAGCCTGAACCACTCAAAGCAACAACATGTTTTCAATTTGATGCAAATAAAAACTTGTTTTTATTGCCTGGGCACATAGATTTTTCTGAATATGATGCTACTTATAGTGTAGCAGAAAACTTGACAGGTTCTTTGGCTCTATTTCAGAATGTGCCAGGTGCGCTACGCAAGCTTCTTGAATTAACTGGGAATCGATACAATATCGACTATATATTAATTGATATGAGTCCTAGTATTTCAGCAACAAATGCAAATATTTTGATGGAAAGTGATTTTTTTATTTTACCATGTGCACCTGATTATTTTTGTTATATGGCTATTGATTCACTAGAAAAAGTTTTTCCACGTTGGAATAATACCTATAAAAAATTAAGAGAAAATACAATATTCAAAAATGCTTCATACAAAATTAGTGATTCTGCACCTAGGTTTATAGGCACAATACAACAAAGGTATCGTCCAAGAAACGGTTCTCCTGCAAAGGCTTTTTCGGAATGGATTGATGACATAAATCGCCTTGTTTCAAACAAATTAGTTCCTGTTTTAAAGGATAATGATATGGTTATTTGTTACGAAGCTGCAAACTATGAAAATCATTACAATTTAATTAATATTGCTGACTTCAATAGTTTAATTGCACAATCCCAAGCTAATAACACTCCCGTGTACTTATTAACGCAAGAGCAGGTTCAAAAATCAGGAAGCGTATGGGATAATATGAAGAAAAATATAGATGATTTTAATAGTACTTTTGATACTTTAGCTAATCGTGTTATTCAAGCCACGCGATAAGTATTACATGAAGTTGAATGAACAGATCTGCCGCAATGTAATTTTGTAAAGTGTATTTCTTATTTTTTTCTTTATTCTTCTATTCCAATCGTCACCCCTGATTTGAATTCCATGGTGAAGTGATACCGAAACACAGTGATCTTTGGATGAGGTTTTTGTCCAATTCTGTGACTTCAGTTTTCTGCTGGCTGATGAAGTCCTGCAGTTCTTTGATCCGGTTCATGGCTTCTTCCCGGCAGTGATCGTCTATTTCGGATTTTCTTTCTGCTCCCGGAGCCGGAAGATTTCGTCAGCGATGGCATCGTAGTCTTGCTTGCTGCTGACCTTCTTGATGAGTTCCTTTTGCAGTTCCTCCAGCCTGCTCTGGATGCCGTCAGGCGAAAGGGTATCCGCATTGACTACGGCCTTGGCGATGCTTTTCTACAGGATTTTCAGGAAGGTGCCTTTATCAGTAAGAATCTGATTAATAGCCTTAACGGTAATGTCTTGCAGAATGGTTTCGTTTACTGTCCGGTTGGTGTCGCTTTCTGTACTGGTCTGTTCGCTTAGGTAGCAAAGCGGCAAAGAATCGTTTGACTTTTTTCCATACTCGATCGCACATTGGAACCAATACAAAATTATACGGCACAAGTACTGATTACATAAAAAAGGAGCAGCCGGTCGACTCGGCTGCCCTTGGAAGTAAGATCACTTCCAGTCTTTCAGTTTATTTCGTAACTGCTTAATGATGATCTTCTCCCGATAGGACACAGTGGATTGTGGCATATGAACTTTTTTTGCAATTTCACGCGTACCCACTTTGTTGGCGTAGAGAATAATAATCTCTCTGTCAACCTGAGGAAGTTCATCGACAGCGTTGTGGAGTGCTTCGTTCAGCATACGGCGGATGACTTCATCTTCAAGAGAATAATCGTCTTGAATCTCCAAACCATCATCATCCATCTTTTCGATGGAGTATGGATCGCCATATGTGTCCTTCCAAGCATGGTACTTAGGACATTCTTCACAGTTTGCCATGCAGCGATGGGTACCAAGGAAACAGCGTCTTTCTCTTTCCTGACGCTTGCGTTCCTTCCACAGGGGACCTTTATAAGCCTTATACACTTCCTCTGTGACTGTTACCGTGTGCTTCCCTACTTCAACCGTGAATCCATTCTTTTCATTTGTTGACATTTTTTGTCTGGACCGGAGCCAAGCGTTACTGGATCGGGGAACAGACAAAAGGAACCACTGCACGCTTGTTCGGTATTGAGCCGATCCAGATGCGCAATGGTTCCCATTGAAGAAACATTGTGTGATGCAATTACCAGCCAGCAATGATGGTCATGAGCCCTGGACTGGTACTTTGAAAATGGTCTCGCTAGATGCGAGCACCGGAGTTGATCAAACTCTGATGTGTAAATAAAGGCAGTTTATAGCGTCATGCTCGGGACGCTTTTTGCTTAATTAGAGCTTAGAATATTGCTTAGTAGTCCGTCTATGAGCCACTTTTAATGTGCTTTTGTCTATAACGTTGTCGATGATTTATACGTTTTGTCACCTAGTTGTCAAAACACGTTGTATCTGTTGACAAAACGTGTATACTAAATGAAATGAGGGGAGTATTTATGGAAGACAAAAGAGAAATAATGAGAAAACAATTTGGTAAAAGGTTGAACGATTTGCTGGAAGAAAAGAGAATGACAAAATACCAACTTGCACAGAATTGTGGTATTGACCGTGCAAATATCTCAAAATACATTACCGGAGAGAGGGTTCCTCAGATGGATGCATTTTTAGCAATATGTGACGAGTTGCAGGTTTCGCCAAATTATTTTCTTGACGTTCCAAGGTGTGATTATGTTTCAGACGAAGACAAATCAATAGCAAGGAAAATTATCGAATCCTTGGTGCTATTAAGCACTGAAGGGATGATTCGTACAGGTGAAGAAGTGAATGGGGATAACTATAATCCAGAATATGATCCAGATTTTATCTTGGCACTTGGAAACAGCAAGGTTCTTAACCAGGTTATGGAAGAAATTAAAATATGGAGAAAATCTACTCTTGTAGCAGGTGAAAATATTTGTTCAAAGATTTGTGATGGCTATGAAGCCAAGCTAATGATGGAAATGAATGAGAATGCTGCGGGGGAGCTTTCAAGCGATGATCTTCCTTTTTAGATACTAAGGAATTTCCAGATCATTATTTATTTGCTCAAGTTGTAGATATACTTCATCAATAACTGAATCTGATAGGTCTTCTATAGAATTGGTGCCGTTGGATTCTAATACAGATTGAATAATTGCTAAATTGCAGAATTCTTTCATTTTGTTGACTAGCGATTCTATATCATTTTTTGTCATATTCGACCTCCGACTTACTGATTTCATGGTTAGAATAGCTAGAAAGAATCGTTGCCTCAACGTTCTGCTTGTGCACAAAAAAAGCCCAGATTTACTGGACTTTTTAAATGGTCATTATAATAATGTGCATTATTTCGACTGTTTTTGTGTATCGTGCATTCACATTTCAGTTTGAAAATCGTCTTGAATATCCGAAGGATTTTCAAATCTAACGGTTGCGTCACCCAGCTGCGGCAAGTCTCTTGAAGCTAAGTATTTGTTCCATAGTTCTAGATCAGGGGAGAAATAATAGAGCAAATAATAATATGCTCTGTCAATTGGATCGGTACTTTTTATTAGATCGACATGTATTTCGCCAAGTAGTAGCAGTGTGATTGCAGCAGATACCCCTAAACCAATTGAAAGCTGAATGATTGTAGATTTTGCTGGTTGCTTTGTCTTCCCAGAGAGAATATTATCTAAGCATTTTCGACTTAGACCGGCATCCACAGCAATTTCATCTTGTTTTTTCCCAGACTGCTCATACAAATAACGTACTTTACCGGCAAGTGTAGTGATTGAATTGAGCATTTCGATAGTTGATGTTTCTTCTTCGAGCTTTGATGAGAGTTTCTGAATTGTATCAAAGTTGTCTCTTTCATTGAACATGTACTGTTTGTCGGGACCTACGAGGCAGTATAAGATACCATATTCATTTCTATGAGTGTACTTACAGCGTTTAACTTCGAACTGAAGACAACATTCTGTAGTGTGTCCAAGGGCATATTCTGTTAAGTAGCGCCCACTAATCTTATCAGTTATAACAAACTTACTGTCATTTATGCATAAATGAGAATCAACGTATACGAGGGCGCCAAGCATAAACCCTTCGAGGAGATTTGGATAATCGATAAAGATCTTATTTAGTGTTTCCTCGTTGATTGTTATTGTATTCCCTTTTTGTAAAGTTCCATCCTCAAAACTATACGGTGTCACATAATGGCCATCGACATAATCGAGACATCCGGTGGCAGTAGTCCATCCCGCATAAATCATTCTCATTTTAACAGATTGTTTAGAAGTTCTATATGCAGTGGCCAGGTCTTCAGTCACTAGCGTATAGATCAATCCTTCGTTTTGATCAGGATATTTTTTACGGTATGACTCAAACGATTCGTTTACAGCCGTATTAAAAGTCTCTGAAGGCATGAATAAGCGGGAGGTAAGTTTAACAACTTGTGCTTCAGCTAGATTCCTAAATTCTAAATCATCATTGTCTGCTTCGCACGTATCATCTGTAGATTCTGTCTTCTCTTCGATAGTGTTAATTGATTCATCAAAACAAGAACGTAGCATCATTGCAAAACGGTCCAAGATAAAGTGGCAAAATTCATGGACTATTAATGTGTAGAGAGTTTTTAATTTCCTTCTATTCAGAGTTGTAATGTCAATGATAATTGTGCCTGGCATTACATGCATGGTTTTTAACTCACCGTATTCATCAAATGTAGAAATATCGGACTCAGTAAATATTATCTCGGCTTGTACGTCTCCATACTGAGAAATTTGAGCATAAATTATTGATAACCTGCACGCATCAATTAGTTGCATAGGATTTAATGGACGACCGACAGTAGGAATTTCACCGCAGTAGTTCATTAAAAGCTGCAGAGCAACGTCATCGTAGTCTTTATCATATAGTACCGGCAAAAGGATATCAGAATATGTATGAAGCCAATGCTCGGAGTCATATGGCTTAATTTCTTGAATTTTGAGATCTGGCAATTTCGCTGATAAATCTCCAAACACAACAACTTCAAAATATTTCGTGGTTGAGTATGATTCTGATAAAACGTTTTTACCTTTTGGATAAACAATAATTTGGCAGATTACTTTTATGTGACTTTCGATTGTGCCATTATCAAAACACTCACTAGTAGTATCGTGAATGTCTATATTTTCAAGTTCAAAATCAGAATGATCTGTTGCTGCATATGTATACAACTCTGGATGCTGCTCAAGCTGATCTTCAATGGCAGATTCGAGTTGTTCATGATAATTCATTTCTAATAATGCACTTAACTTGTACTGCGTATTAACCAATATAAATACCTCCATGGCGTGTTATGAAACCGCTTTCTTCTGGGAAAATAATACAACATAATTTATTGAATCCTAGTCTTGACAGATGGGAAAAGTAGGAAATCCAACTTTTTAGTGAAAACTTTTATGAAAAGCTTTTGTTAAGCCGTTATTATACTTTTTGTATTTAGTTAAATATGACTCATATGTCTAGAGAATTACAAATATCTGAAAATGGTGGAATATGGCGTTTTAAACTTGTTAATTTTTACAATGATGATTATTAAAAATATGAAAGACTAATATTGAAAAGTAACATTCTTGAAATTATGCGGGTGTGCTACGGTGGATTTTCTATAGCAGACACCAATGAAAAAATCATTTTCTCTCAATTAATCTACATTATTTGCTACATAATTCTAATCATATATGACTTGCTATTTTATCTTGGCTGATCAATTAGTATATCAAGGAGGATTTTATAATGACAACCGATATAAAACGCTATATATGCTTAATGTCAAATCTCAAGGATAAACTTTTGGATAGATCTGATAAAGTTAACTGGGAAATTGTGGAAAATTTAGTTTGGACATTGATTAAAAGCGATTCTTCGGATGACGATGATCATATTAGCGAGACACTTACTGAAATGATTAACGGAGAGTTTCAATTAATAGAAGAAAACAATAGAAAAAAAGGTGTATGGCTAGTAAAATAAGTAGGAATGGAGCCGAATATAAAGGTATGATAAAATTAGAAGTGATTTCGCTGTTTGATAATAAGAATCAAGATGCTGGAGCGCAAAATACTAATCATGATGATAAGATTGAACAGATGAAAAAATGTCCTCACCTTGTACAATATCAAGGAAGTAAAAGAAATTTAGCACCTATTATCGTAAAGTACTTTCCAAAAGAGATTAAGCGCTTAATTGAACCATTTAGTGGGACTGCAGCACTTTCAATATATTCTGCATACAATGGATTGGCCGATTCCTTCTTGCTAAACGATATAAATTCGGCTGTTATAAAACTTTTGGAAAAATGCGTTACTGATCCAGATGCTCTAGTCGAAGAATATAAGAAAATATGGACTGGTCAATTTGCTGATAATACAGATAGTAATGATTATTATTACAAAATGCGTGAATTATTTAATAAAGGGAATCCCGATGAAGCTTTAACGCTTTTTATATTAGCACGTGTTGCAAAGGGAGCAATTAGATATAACTTACACGGTGAAATGAACCAGATATGTGACAAACGCAGATTTGGTACGAAGCCTGAAAATGTATTGGAAAATGCTTGCGCAATTTCTTATTTACTAAAAAATCGAACAGAGTTTTACAATACTGATTATAAAGATGTTTTGAAAATGGCAAAGAAAGGCGATTTGGTATACATGGACCCTCCCTACCAAGGGGTGATTTCTGGGCTTAGCCAACGCTATATAAGCGGATTAGACTTTGATGAGTTTGTTGATTCATTATCACAGCTCAACAAGAGAAATGTTGATTATATAGTAAGTTATGATGGTCAAACTGGGGACAAAAAATTTGGCCAGGATCTTCCCGAGTCTCTTGAGTTGCAACATGTTCTTATTAATGCGGGGAGAAGCAGCCAGGCAACTTTGAATGGAAAAGTTGAAACTACTTATGAATCCTTATATATTAGTAAGGGGATACGAAAAGACTTATGAAAAATAATGATGATGTAAAATTAGACTCAGGGAAGATAATATCAAGGGAGTTTTATAATAGATTGCTGTCTGTTAAAGGTAAGCGTGCTAAATTTGTTGTAGATACGATTATGAAAAAGGGCTCATGTTCTACAGAAGATTTGCAGGAAGCTGGCTATCAACATGCCCCAAGGGCAGCTCGTGATGTAAGGGAAGAGGGAATTCCACTAATCACCGAGCACGGGCAAGATAAAAGCGGTAAGAAAATGGGCGTTTACGTCTTGGGAGATTGGAATGAAGCGTATTCCAGCGATTCATTAACCAGGACTAAAGGTAGAAGTGTTTTGTCAAATAAATTAAAAGAAGCATTGATTCAGGGCAACGGAAATTATTGCGCTTTATACGGAGAAAAGTATGAAGAACGATTACTTCAAGTTGACCATAGAATCCCATATGAAATAAACGGTGATCCTGAAAATATGAATGATACACAGTATTTTATGTTACTTTGCCCGAGTGCAAATCGGTTGAAAAGTTGGTCATGTGAGCACTGTTCTAACTGGACAAAAAAAGATCCCTCCATGTGCAGAAAATGTTATTTTGCATATCCAGAAAATTATGATCACATCGCAGGCGTTAAGGAGAAAACGGTCAATCTTTCTTTCAGAGACAATGATTATGACATTTATAAATCAATTGAAGAATTGTCGAAGAAAGAAAACATTTCAATTCAGGAAGCTACAAAAGAAATTCTGAGTAGCAGTCTGAAAAAGTGAAACTTTAAAACGAGTTATTTAGAATGATGAAAAGCTTAAAAAAAAGAAGGAATTTTGATCCTTCTTTTTTTTTATAAGTATTATTGTAGATTTTATTTCTTGTTAAGCATGTCTTTTTTTATTAAGTCAGTAATATAGCCTTTCTTACATGGCTGCTGCTCAATCCAAGCAATTAAATCACTATCTTTATCAAATGATAAACGGAATGAAACCATTTTATAATTTGTTGTGAGATAATGAGATTTATATGCTTTACGATTTTTTGTAGCCTTTGTACTCATGGTAAATCTGCTCCTTCATAATTTGAAATACTTAGCAAGGTTACTTCTTTGTATTCATTTTAGCTTTTTTTTGCTGCTTTTTCATGTCTTTTCTAATCAGCGATGTAATGTATTCTTTGTGAGCAGGATGCTGATCGAGCCAATTAACAATTTCTGTTTCATTTATTATTGAGAATCTTAATGAAAACATACGATAATGAGTGTTCGCATATTTAGTGTTATATGCCTGTCTTTGCTTTGTTGTTTTTGCCTTTGTTTTTGTCATTGTAAGCTCTCCCCAATAAGTTTGTATATACAGTCTATTTACATTATATGACACTTTGATTATAAACCAAATGTTTGCATGCAAGTTTGTTTTTTTTAATAATCAATCACGAATTCATCTGCTGTCTTGTTCTATTTTTGAATTAATATCAGTTACATATTTGCAAATGGTAAGGAGCGAAATACAAAAGGTTAATCTAGCATGGGCACATGATCAAAGTTCAAAAAATTACACATAACTTGAATAATATACTTTTAACTATAAAAATAAAAATTGAACCATTGACATTCTATGGTTCGAAAGCTAGTATATTGGTACAAACACAGGAGAGAAAACGATGTCGAGACAGTATGATGAGGCAATGGAAGGTCATTTTGACCTTAATGGAACTGAATATGTCTTAGTGGAACCAAGTAATATGAATGAACTTGTTCAAGCCTTTGAAGTTAAATCGGCACTGGAGACATATATTAGCGGTTTTATGCATGATGAAGATTCAAGTGGATATGTGAGTCTTCTGCAAGAGCAAGAAGATTACATCAGGGAATACGCGGATTCTCTTGGTGAATTTGATAGCACGATTCTCTCGAACAATATTACGTTTCTTACAAAGAAAAACGGGTTGAAAGTTGGAGAACTGGAATCAATGTTGGATATTAGTGCTGGATACATTTCGCGTACAATAAAGGAAAATTCCAAAAAGAAAATGAGTATCGATACAGTTTGGAAGATTGCTCAACTTTTCGGTATTGATATTGAAGCATTGATTGCAACAGAACTGTGGGTTCCACGCACTAATACAGCTTTATTAGAAAAGTTCATTGATTGCCTTTATCAAGAAACATCAACCAATATTGTGACGTGGGAATGCGATGGTGGAATTATTCATACTTTGAATAAGCGGTATGAACAAATGGGTCTTTTAACAGAAGGAAGAGACGGCTCTGTGATCTATCATCCTAACCATTTAAACCAAAGCGATCAGTGGAATTTATCTAAAGATGTAATGTGTGTTGAACATTTTGAGGGCGGAAAGGATCTTGTAATAATTCCACATCATATGAATACCAGTGAGAAATTGGGTGGATATGATTATATCTTTGTGTGGAATGAAGAAGGAAGCTGGCATTGGGAAAAAGTGTTTTATACCAGTGATGATCCATTTGGGTCTTTGCGTAAAAAGTCTGATGCACTCTATGACTTATTGGAAAGTTTGGAAGGTGATACAAAACTATCTCCAAAAATTCATCAGTTGATTACTAACTACATAAAAGGCGGACGATGATTATGACGAAGATAAAACGCCCAATCCGTGATCTACATAGTGACAAGCAAACACAAACACGTTTCTGTGATGTGGTTATAGATGGAGACAATGTTTACTTGGAACAAAAGAAGGAAAAGAATACTTATGTAACAATCTCCTGGGATGATGTTGTTTACCAGGTAAAAGCAGCAAAAGATAAAGCTGCAATCAGTAAATAAGAAACTACCGCAACCGGTCCCGTAACCATTCGAGGAACCAACAGCCGGAGTTATCTGAAAACCCACAAGGGTTAATCAGGTAACTCCGGCTTTTTGTATTGGAAAAAAGGAAAGGATGGAGGATTTGTGTACAACGATACTTCTTAGCATCAGGAGCATTTCTTACAAGTAGTGAATAATCGCAATTACATACAAGTATCAGCCTGAGTTGCGCATGAAGGCAGGTACTGCATACAGTAATAAACAACCCATAAGGGAAGTTTATATGTCTGGAGCAGACACCTTTCTTTCATGCGCCTTTTTTATGGCCGGGCTGCCCAGATAGGAATGCAGTGATCCTGCCTTCATCGCCTCAGCAAATGAGGAGAAAAAGATGAAGGAAGAAGTAAAAGAGAGATTCATTGAGATCAATGGGCAGATGGTCCAGGTTTCAGAAGAAGTATATAGGGCATTTAAGCGTCCTGCATGGGCAGAAAGACAAAGGAACAGACGTAAGTGGAGATGCAAAGCTGAAGGTAAACGCTGCATGAAAAACTGTGACGAATGCACAAGGAAAGCAGATGGAGCGCCGCTTTCACTGGATGAATGGTATGAAGACCCAAAGGAATTCAAACAACAGGAGATTAGTTCAGAAGAGATATTTATGAGAGATCTTGCAGTTGAAGCTTTGCATCAGGCAATTTCCATGCTGGCTGATAACGATCAGGCAATTCTCATTCTCTACAGTGAAGGATTCTCTGACCACAAGATTTCTGACCGAATTGGTATGCCGCAGACAACGGTCAGTTACAGAAGAAAGATCCTTATTAAAGCTCTACGTGAGCAGTTGAAGGATTATCACGAAGGATAAAGAAAAATATTTATTCAAATTTTGCTCAATTTATTTCGAACTGTCCTGTGTGTATTGGAAGGAAACAAGACAACTTCCGGAAAGATGAGGAAATCTATGAAAAGCATTGAATCAGATTCAAGGCACAAGATTACATCTGATGACGTAATCGACATCCTCCAGTTAGTAACCATGGTATCAAAGACCGTTGGTGATTGGCTGCAGATGAAAAAGGAAAGGGGAAGTTACGATGGCAAAGAATAATGATATCTCGCTTGCCCTGGATGAGCTGAAGAAGTGTGGTGAAACATTAATTGCACTGTCTGAAGCCATGAGGGGAACAGAACCACAGCCAGTAGAAGTGAAGCCAGTCAACTTCGAAGAATTGAGAGCACTCCTAGCCAAGAAGACACGCGTTAGTAAGCAGAACACAGATGCAATCCGCGAACTTCTCTTGAAGCATGGAGTAAACAAACTCTCAGAACTGAAAAAGGAAGACTACCCAACACTGATGGATGAGGCAAAGGAGCTTCCGGATGCCTGAGCAGCACGCATTTCTGTCCGCATCATCCAGTGCGAGGTGGATTGCCTGCCCGCCATCCGCCAAATTGAACGCTGGCACTGGTGGCAAAACCAGTGACTACGCAATCCAGGGCACAGCAGCACACGCACTGTGCGAGTTCAAATTGAAGTCAGCACTTGGGATTCCAGTACGTGATCCAACAGGAGACCTCGATTGCTATGACCAGGAAATGGAAGAGTGCGCTGAAGGTTATGCGTCATTCGTCATGGAACAGGTCATGAAGGCAAAAGAGACATGCAAAGATCCAACTGTTCTGGTTGAGGAAATGCTGGATCTGTCTCGCTGGATTCCTGAATCATTCGGAACCGCGGATGCACTGATTATTGCTGACGGAACACTCACGATTGTCGATATGAAATACGGCACGGGTATTAAGGTCGAAGGCTCATCATCACAGCTTCGGTGTTATGCACTGGGAAGTGTGGATAAGTTTGATGGCATCTATGACATCAAGAATGTCCGTATGGTTATCTACCAGCCGCGTTTAGAGAACATCAGTGAATGTGACATGACAAAGGATGAACTGCTTGAATGGGCAGATAACATCCTGGTACCGGCAGCGAAACTTGCCTTTGTTGGTGAAGGCGAATTTGCCGCAGGTGCACATTGCCAGTTCTGCAGTGTCAAAGCCACCTGCAGGAAGCGGACAGAAGAGAACTTAGCACTGGCAAAGTATGACTTTGAAATGCCACCAACATTGAAGGATGAGGAAATTGAAGCCATCCTTCCACAATTAGATCAGCTCGTATCCTGGGCTTCCGACATTAAGGACTATGCATTGAAAGAGGCACTGTCTGGAAAGAAATGGTCTGGATACAAACTGGTTGCAGGAAGATCCAATCGTAAGTTCACCAATGAGGATGCAGTAGCACAGGCAGTTACTGCCGCTGGCTACGACCCATACGAGAAGAGTCTTCTTGGTATCACCGCAATGACTTCTTTACTCGGTAAGAAGAAGTTTGAAGAATTACTAAGCAGTTTAGTGGATCGGCCACAGGGAAAACCGACACTGGTTCCACAAAGCGATAAGCGGCCGGAGTTGAACACGGCAGCAGATGATTTCAAAGACAAATAATGGAGGAAGAAAATATTATGTCTAAATTAGCAAATCCTACAAAGGTTATCACAGGAAAAGATACAAGATGGTCCTACTGTAATGCATGGGAACCAAAGAGCATCAATGGCGGCACACCGAAGTACTCAGTCAGTCTGATTATCCCAAAGAAGGATACAGTCACCGTCAGCAAGATCCAGGCAGCAATCCAGGCGGCGTATGAAGAAGGTTCCGGAAAGTTGAAAGGTAACGGCAAGTCCGTGCCTGCACTCTCTACAATCAAGACACCGCTCAGAGATGGCGATGTTGAAAGACCGGATGATGAGGCATACAAGGATTCATACTTCATCAATGCAAACTCGGCAACGGCACCTGGCATCGTTGATGCTGACCGTCAGGAGATCATTGATCATTTCGAAGTCTACTCGGGCGTCTATGGTAGAGCCAGCATTTCATTCTATGCCTTTAACAGTTCTGGCAATCGTGGTATTGCTTGCGGTTTGAACAACCTGCAGAAGATTCGTGATGGGGAGCCATTAGGCAGCAGAGCCCGTGCTGAAGACGACTTCAGTGAAGATGACGGGGACGATGACTTCCTGTCCTAATGAGTATGAAGCCAGGCGGGAGTAGTCCTGTCTGGCTTTTTCAGATTGGAGGAGTATGGTATGGAAATTTGGAAAGATATACCTGGATATGAAGGAAGATATCAGGCAAGCACAGAGGGAAGAATCCGCAGTGTCTCTAGAATAATACAGGAGAAAAATATCAGTACAGGAAAGATTTATTATCACAACATCAGTGGCCGAATATTAAAACCTGGTCGGTATTGTAAATCAGGACATTTATCAGTTGTACTTGGACATGGAGCGGATGGCAGCCCTGTACACCAACTTGTAATGCGTACTTTTATTGGTGAACCACCGGTCGGTATGGAAGTATTACATAAGAATGGCAATCCAACTGATAATCAACTGTGCAATTTACATTATGGAACACGAACTGAAAACATTCTTGATGTCTATCGACAAGGAGGAAAGTGGAGAAAACTTTCTGTTGATGATGTTGAAGCGATTAGATTTGGACTTTGGTGTGGAATAAAAGGAGCAGAACTTTCTCGTATGTTTGATGTTGCTCCTATCTCTATTAGCCGCATTAAAAATGAAAGGACATTTGCATGGCTAGAATGAAAAATCTCAATTTAGATCTGGAGACATTTTCGGATGTCGATCTTGCAAAATGTGGCGTATATAAATACGCCAGTTCACCAGCGTTCCAAATCCTGCTGTTTGGATACTCGGTCGATCATGGACCAGTGGTAACTGTAGACTTGGCATGCGGAGAGGAACTGCCAGAAGAGATCCTTGCAGCATTGACTGATCAATCCGTCGTCAAATGGGCATTCAACTGTATGTTCGAGAGGATCTGTATCTCGACCTACTTACGCAAACACTATCCTGAACACTTCACAACTTATAGCATTCCTGAAGATACGGTTCGCAACTATCTAGACCCAGCATCCTGGCATTGCTCAATGGTATGGTCTGCCTATCGTGGCTTGCCGCTGTCGCTTGCTTCAGTTGGTGCGGTGCTCGGATTAGAGGATCAGAAGATGACAGAAGGGAAGGATTTGATCCGTTTCTTCTGTATGCCACGTAAGTCGGATGGAGGTAGGAATCTTCCATTGGATGCACCGGATAAATGGGCGGTCTTTAAGTCCTATAACATCAGGGATGTAGAAGTGGAAATCAGCATCCAGGAACGATTGCAGAAGTTTCCTGTTCCTGAGAGTGTCTGGAAGGAATATGCAATCGACCAGGAAATCAATGATCGAGGCGTCAGGGTTGATATGAAGCTGGTAAAGAATGCCATTGCGATTGATGAGCTAACTCACAATAAGTTGATGGATCAACTCACGACCATTACTGGCCTACAGAATCCTAACTCGGTCCAACAGATGAAAGAGTACCTGGCAACGAATGGCCTCGTCATGGATACCCTAGGAAAGAAGGCAGTGCGTGAAATGGTCAAGACAGCACCAGAAGACATGAAGACGGTTCTGGAGTTGCGCCAAGAGACTGCAAAGTCATCCATCAAGAAGTTCCAAACGATGGAGCGTGCAGCTTGCAGTGATGATCGAGTTCGCGGGATGTTCCAGTTCTTTGGGGCTCCACGTACCGGTCGCTTTGCCGGCAGACTGGTCCAGCTTCAGAATCTGAAGCGGAATGATATGCCAGATTTAGCGGAGGCCCGAGCACTGGTCAAGGAAGGTAACTATGAAGCGTTGGAACTGCTCTATGACTCAGTGCCTGAGGTCCTATCGGAATTGATCCGGACGGCATTGATTCCAAAGCCAGGATATAAGTTCTATGTTGCTGACTACTCCGCAGTTGAAGCCAGATGTCTTTCTTTCCTTGCCAAAGAACAATGGCGGATAGATTCCTTTGCGGCCAATAAGGATATCTATTGCGAAACTGCCAGCCGTATGTTTGGAGTTCCAGTAGTGAAGCATGGCATCAATGGTGAGCTGCGACAGAAAGGAAAGCAGGCAGAACTTGCATGCATTGCTGAAGGCCAGCTTGTCCTCACAGATCATGGACTGGTACCTATTGAAAAGGTCACAACAGAAATGGGGGTCTTTGATGGTGAGGAGTTCGTGCACCATGAAGGCGTTGTTTACAAAGGAGAACGAGAGGTAATGACATATGAAGGACTTACAGCAACCCCAGACCATTACGTGTGGGTCGAAGGGAAACAGGAGCCAATACAGCTTGGAGTCGCCGCCACCTGCGGCGCACATCTCGTACAGTCCGGAGATGGTAGGAACCCATTACGGCTGGATAGAGATCATCAGCCCGGAGAAGCGCTGGAACAAGAAATGGAATCATTGTTATGTGCTAACAAAGTGTCATGGGTGCGGCAGTATCCAATGGCAGATATTAGACAGTTTGAGAAGCGGAAAATCAAAAGGATGTCAGCATTGTTCTCAACCGAGACTGGCACCGGCATGGTTGTACAAAAGATTGACAGCAGCAAAGCAACGCTGCACAAATCCAAGAAATCCGCTGTATCAAGATTATGGAAATCGAGGCATCAAATTCGAGTTTTCCAGCATCAACGAAGCCTGCCAGTATTTGATGACAGAGCTTGGAATTCCAGAACGAGAAATGGAATTAGATCGAATCGACACAAACGGAAACTATGCTCGTGGGAATCTTCGCTTTGTTACAAGAGAGGAGAACCAGTCGAATCGAAGATTGACGGTTCTGTCAGAGTTTGCCCAGGAGTATTGGCCATACAGCAGATCAGTTGTAACAAGGAAACTGTCAGAAGGTATGTCTCGAGATCAAATAATTCTCGAAGCACAAAAAGCAGTAATCGAAAAACGGAAGCACTGGCACATCATCTCGGCAAGGCTAGACTTTATGACATTCGAAATGCCGGACCACATCACCGTTTTACCGTATCGGGACATCTAGTTCATAACTGCGGCTACGGAGGGTCAAAAGGCGCACTTATTGCAATGGGTGCGTTGGACCAGGGACTCGATGAATCGGAATTACAACCGCTGGTTGATGCTTGGAGAGCCACCAATCCGAAGATTGTTGCTTTCTGGTGGGAAGTGGATGAAGCAATCAAGAAAGCAGTGCGTTATAAGACAACAACGGAGACACATGGCCTGAAGTTTATTTGCCAGTCTGGGATGTTGTTTATTCAGCTGCCATCTGGCCGGTCACTCTCCTACGTGAAGCCAAGAATCGGTGTAAATCAGTTTGGCTCGGATTGTGTTACGTATATGGGCTTGGATTCCACAAAGCACTGGAGCAGGGTGGAAAGCTATGGTCCCAAGTTTGTCGAAAATATCACCCAGGCAATCTGCCGGGATATCTTGTGCTATGCAATGCAGACATTACAGTTCTGCTTTATCTGTGCCCATGTCCATGATGAATTGATCATTGAGTGCAAGGAAGAGGTATCCCTGGATGAGATCTGCAAACTGATGGGCAGGACGCCGCCTTGGATACCAGGTCTTTTGTTACGTGCCGATGGTTATACCTGTGACTTTTATCAAAAAGATTGATTATGTTTTGCTCAAAAAAGCTCCTTTTGTCCTGTGTGTATTGGAAGGACATCAAGAGCTCTTTTGTTCTTCCTAGAAAAGGAAGGAAAAACATGTGTTCGAAGAGATCAAGAAAGCTGGCTTTGCGGATGTGGATGCCTATGACGCGTTGGAGGCATTAGAAACAAAGCACTTTGCACCAAGACCGATTATCTATGTCTGTTCCCCATACTCAGGCGATATTGCTGGGAATGTGGAGAAGGCAAAGAAGTATAGTCGGTTCGTTGTAGATGAGGGAGGCATACCAATTACACCGCATCTTTATATGCCTTCATTCCTGAAAGAAGAATCAGAACGAGATCTAGCAATCTTCATGGATCTTGAGTTGTTAACCAGATGCTCTGAGGTGTGGGTATTTGGCGAGGTGTTGTCTGCAGGGATGCAGATCGAAATTGATCGTGCCCAACAAAAAGGGAAAACGATCCGGTACGTTGGCGAGGAGGAAATCAAATGTACGAAGTATTAAGTGGTGAAAGAGAAGTCGGTGGCAAGACCATCAATACCTTCAAGAGGGAAATCTATAGTGCAAACATCATGGAAGTAGAAGCTGGCACGAATGGATATCAGGGAGATGGCAGTAGGACATATATCCGTATCCAGGATTTAGCAGGAACGGATATCCAGGTACGAAAGACCCATGATGCTTATGGCCATGAAGATGGTGTTGTGATTGCCCTGGGTGGTGATGCAGAGTTGGATACCATCTATGAAGCACTGCAGTTTATTACCAAAGTCTTGGATGATCAAAGACGCAGGAGGTAACGACAAATATGCGTGATTTAAAAATAGCATATGGAAATTCCAGGCAGGCAAAGTTCTGGTCCAATAAGACGATTACCTTTGAAGAACTGAAGGATAGGTTAAGGATACCAATCAGGACTTCAGAAACGACGGCTGAATACATGTCCCTTCAGAAAACACAAAGAGATGGTATCAAGGATAAAGGTGGCTTTGTGGCCGGGCACCTTCGGGATAACAGAAGGAAGGTGGATCACGTAGATTGTCGGTCCATGGTAGTGTATGACATTGACTTTGCTACGCCTGAGTTCATTCAGGATATCAAGGCGAAGGTTCCGTATGTTGGCTGTGCTTATTCAACGCACAGCCATATGCCGGAGAAACCACGTGTCAGGGCAATCCTCCCGGCAGCAAGGGACATGACACCCGATGAACATAATGCAATAGCAAGGTTTGTTGCAGCGGACATGGGAATCATTGATATGATCGACCCATGTTCTTTTGAACCGCATCAGCTGATGTACTGGCCATCCTGCCCGTCTGATGGGGAGTATCTCTTTATCGAGTTAGATGGTGATGTCATTGATCCCGACAAGATTCTCTCAGCACATCCTAATTGGCGGGACTGTTCATTGCTTCCTACGACACCAAAGGAAAGCACTGCGAAAAAAGATCCTGGGAAGAAGCAGCAGGACCCATTGGCAAAGAATGGTGCAGTCGGATATTTCTGCAGACTGTTCACCATAGAAGATGCAATTGCGAGGTTCTTATCTGATATCTATGAGCCTGTAGCAAATATGTCTGGAAGATACACTTATATCCCCGGCGAGAGTGCTGCAGGTCTTGTCGTATACGAGAATGGAACGTTTGCATATTCCCACCATGCAACTGACCCAGCTTTTGGGAAGCTGTTAAATGCATTTGATCTGGTCCGTGTTCATAAGTTTCCAGATGCAGAGGACAAGCAGAGCTATAAGGATATGGCGGACTTTGTTATGTCGCTGCCGGAGATCAAGATGCTGGCGACAAAGGAAAAGCTCGAAGAAGCCCAGAAGACTTTCGGGGAGACCAATAGTGCAGAAACCGATGATACCTGGAAAGGCAGCCTGCAGTATATGTCACGCAGCACGGTCTTGCAGAATAGTGTCTGGAACGAAATGCTGATCCTAAATAATGATCCTGATTGTCAGGGCTTTGCATATAACGAAATGGCAAACCGTGTCCAGGTGACTGGAAAGGTGCCGTGGGATAGGCCAACCGACAACAAGTTCTGGCGTGATGCTGATACAGCTCAGCTTAAGGCTATGATCGATATTCGCTATGTTTGCTTCTCAGACAGAAACCATAATGTTGCTTTTACGAAGGTGGCTGACGACCGCCGGTTTCACCCGGTCAGGAATTATCTGAATGCACTGCCCGCGTGGGATGGCATTAAGCGTGTCGACGATCTTTTCATTAAGAGGTTGTCGGCAGACGACACCAACTATGTCAAAGCAGTCACCCGGAAAACCTTAGTAGCGGCCGTGGCCCGCATCTACCACCCTGGGACAAAGTTCGATACGGTCCTGGTCTTAGATGGTGATCAGGGTATCGGTAAAAGTACCATGTGGAAGTCCTTAGCTGGCGATGAGTATTTCTCGGATGCACTGTCCCTTACTGATATGGATGACAAATCAGGAGCTGAAAAGCTGCAGGGATTCTGGATCATCGAGATCGGCGAGCTGGCTGGAATGAAAAGGGCTGACATTGAAAAGGTGAAGTCGTTTATGTCCACCTCTGATGACAAATACCGTCCGAGCTATGGCAAGGTGGTCGAAAGCCATCCGCGCCAGTGCATCGTGGTAGCTACGGTAAATGGCGAGCGCGGGTACCTTCGTGACATTACAGGCAATCGCCGGTTCTGGATTGTGAAGTGCCGGCAGATTGAGAAAATGGTCAAGTGGAAGCTCAGCAGTGAAGAGCGTGACCAGATCTGGGCTGAGGTCAAGTATTACTACGAACAGGGCGAGAAGCTCTATCTTGAAGGCAATCTCCTGGAAGATGCTGAAGAGGCACAACGTGGTGCGATGGAAGCAGATGAGCGTCAGGGCATGGTTGGGGAGTATCTGTCAAAGCTCCTGCCAGAAAACTGGAACGATATGGATCTTTATCAACGTCGGAATTTTCTGGATGGTGATGACCTTATTAAAAAGGAAGGCACTGTTCCAAGGCAGACCGTTAGCAATGCGGAGATCTGGTGCGAATGTTTCAAGCGGAATCTCGCTGACATGAAGCCGACCGATTCCTATGCGATAGCGGCTTTGATGACACAGGTCGATGGCTGGGAGAGGACATCCCATCGGATGCGGCTTCCTATCTATGGTCAGCAACGGATGTATGTAAATGCAGCCCATAACACCAAGAACTGGTGACAGCATGTGAGACAGTGACAGCATTTCCCCTTATATTTACTTTTGGTAAAAATCAAGGAGAGTAGAAAACTCACCTGCACACACGCGCGTAGGTATATATAGGAAAAAGCTGTCATTTTGTCCTCACCGTCACACGGGCTGATGACAAGATGTGAGACAGTGACAGCATTTCCCCTTATATTTACTTTTGGTAAAAATCAAGGAGAGTAGAAAACTCACCTGCACACACGCGCGTAGGTATATATAGGAAAAAGCTGTCATTCTGTCCTCACCGTCACAATGGGAGGAACAAAATGACAAGGTGTGAGACAGTGACAGCATTTCCCCTTATATTTACTTTTGGTAAAAATCAAGAAGAGTAGAGATAGATGCACGTACACACACGCGTAGGTATATATAGGGAATAGCTGTCATTCTGTCATCACCCGTCACAATGGGAGGAAAACAATGAGTATAAAAAATGGAGTGGACAGCGCTTATATAGCCCGCTGTCATAAGGTTTTAAGAGAATGGGGAGCACCACTCTCTGACTGGCACTGCGTATATGTGTACGATATGGCAGACGATGACGGTGGGGTTTATGACCTTGCCACTTGTGAACTTTGCGGCTGCAGCAAGGTCAGGTATGTACACGTGATGAGACACGACCAGTATTTTGAGGACATTGAGGTCGGATGCATCTGTGCTGGAATCATGGAAGGGGATATCTTAGCTGCCAAAGAGCGAGAGAGGCTCATGAAGAACAGAGCTAAGCGGAAGCAGAACTTTGTACGCAGGAAATGGAAACAGACAAGGGATGGTGGATACTTTACCAATTACCGTGGGAAGCAGGTCTTTATAAAGCTTAGCAATCGGTACATTGTCACCTGCGATGGGAAGCAGACCTGTTCCTATAAGAATCGGCCAATCGACAACTTTCTATCTGCAGCTTATGCCGCCTTTGATCTAGCGGACCCTATCGAGATATGAGAGAAAAGATAATTGAGCAGCAGCTTGTTAAGGCAGTCAAGCACACAGGCGGGATGTGTCCAAAGTTTGTGTCACCTGGTTTGAATGGCATGCCAGATCGACTTGTTCTGTTGAATGAAGGTCACATGGCTTTCGTGGAAGTGAAGCAGAAAGGCAAAGTGCCAAGACCCCTGCAGAAGAAGAGACACAAACAATTACAGGAACTTGGATACCAGGTATTTGTTCTGGATGATCCAGAAGAGATTCAAGAAATATTGAAAATCATAGGAGGCAAATAATGTTAGATAGAGATGCATTGCATGACTATCAGAAATACAGTGTGAAGTTTGTTGAAGAACATCCAGCCGCAATCCTGATCCAACAAATGGGTCTCGGCAAAACGATCAGCAGTTTAACATCGACATTAGATCTGATGTTCGATTCCTTCGAGGTCCACAAAACTTTAGTGATTGCACCACTACGAGTAGCTCGTGATGTCTGGCCGCAGGAGTGCAGAGAGAATTGGTCACATACACGGTTCATGACGATGTCCGTTGTAGTGGGAGATGCCAAAGCAAGAGTGGCAGCACTAGAATTACCAGCAGACATCTATGTGGTAAATCGAGAGAACATCAAGTGGCTGGTCGAGTATTACGAGAAGAAGCATCAACCATGGCCATTCGATTGCTGCATCATTGATGAGCTGAGTTCCTTCAAGAATTATCGGTCACAGCGATTCCGGTATCTGAAAAAGGTGCGGCCATTCATGAAGAGGGTTGTGGGTTTAACAGGAACACCAGCATCCAATGGACTTCTTGATCTCTGGGGTGAGGTTGCAATTATCGATCAAGGAAAACGTCTTGGTAAGTTTATCGGAAGGTACAGAGAAGCCTATTTCAAACCAGGTGATATGAATCCATACACTGGCATTGTTTATAACTATGTTCCACTGCCTGGTGCAGAGGAAGCGATCTATGACAAGATCAGCGATATCAGTGTCAGTATGAAGTCTAAAGATTATCTGCCAGATATGCCTGAGTGTGTGACAGTCAATCATTCAGTTGAAATGAGCCCAGCAGAAAGAAAGCTGTATGACGAATTTGAAGCACAGATGGTTCTTAGCCTTGATGGTCAGAGTATCGATGCGGCAAATGCAGCAGTTCTGTCTGGTCGGTTGTTGGAAATGGCCAATGGAGCAGTTTATAACGAAAGCCATGAAGTTGTTCAGATCCATGAACGGAAGTTAGAGATGCTTGCGGATCTCGTGGAAGAGGCTGTTGGTCAGAATGTCCTGATTGCCTATTGGTATAAACATGATCGATCACGAATCATCGAGTACTTATCCAAACTGGGCTATGCAGTCAGAGATTTGAAGACGTCAGACGATATTGCGGATTGGGATGCAGGAAAGATCCCGATTGCACTGATCTCACCAGCCAGTGCAGGTCATGGTTTGAATCTTCAGCATGGTGGTCATATCTTGATCTGGTTCTCCCTGTGCTGGTCACTAGAAATGCGGCAGCAGACTGATGCCAGACTAAATCGGCAAGGACAGACAGAAACAGTCACTATCCACAATATCATTTGCAAAGATACCATTGATGAGGATGTGTTGAAGGCATTGGAGCATAAAGAGGCTACACAAGAGAATCTGATCCAGGCTGTAAGGGCACATCTGAAATAAAGACAACATATGCCAATCCGAGGGATCAATCATGCGGAGGGAAGCATATGCAACAGGAAAATTTTGAACCATATATCAATTTGGCGAATGCAATCGTCAAAGAGGCAGCGAAAGAATATGTTTCAGCACTTCGAAAGCTAAAGCGGAATCGTGGGAATCAAGCCGCGATGAAAGAAGCGATGGAACTGGAGCAGTTCTTTTACTCACCGGACTTTGCAACACTAACCTCCCTTAATCCGGATTATCTAATCCAGAAACTAAGAGAGAAGGTGTGCAAATGACACCGAAGTCATATTTGAATCAAGCATATCGATTAGAGCAGCGTATCCGCCTGGATAAAGAAGAGATAGAGCAGCTCCAGGCACTGTCAGTGAATGTATCGAGTCCTAGCTTTGAAGAGCACTATAATCCAAATCGAAATACCGAAGCATCGTTCATGAAGACCTTGGAGAAGGTTTGGAAGTACCAGGAACAGTTGAATCAAGAGTTAGATCTTCTTATGAGTTTGAAGATGGAGATTCAGTCGGTGATTGCTAGCGTGGATAATGTGGATGAACGACTGGTTCTGACCTATCGTTACATCAAGAACTACACGTGGACCAGGATTGGTGATGAGATGATGGCAGATGAAAGAACAGTCCGCAGATGGCATAACAGGGCTTTGGCACATGTGGTACTGCCTGAAAATCCAACAATTATTGAAATCCGCCGGAAATGTCCGCAAATGTCCAACAATACCCGCATTTGATGTGTGCTATGGTATAGTCGACAAGAATCAGAGAGAGATGATTGCCTCAACACATGAAGTGTAGTGGCTTAGTTGTCGAAAAGACGACCGCCACAACACATGAAGTGTAGCGGCTGAGTTGTCGGAAAGACGACCGCCACAACACATGAAGTGTAGTGCCTGAGTTGTCGAAAAGATGACTGCCTCAACACATGAAGTGTAGCGGCTGAGTTGTCGAAAAGACGACCGCCACAACATATGAAGTGTAGCGGCTGAGTTGTCGAAAAGACGATGGCCTCAACACATGAAGTGTAGTGGCTTAGTTGTTGAAAAGATGATCGCCACAACACTTGAAGTGTAGAGCATATGTAGAAAATGAAATCCGCCGGAAATGTCCGCAAATGTCCGGATTGCATATGTGCTATGTTAAAGTCAGCAAGAACCGGAGGGAAGCATGCCATACAAACCGTATGTTCCCTGCAGGCACCCAGGCTGCAGTGCACTGGTACCTCCAGGGCAGAAGTATTGTGAAGCACACAAGCCACTGCACCCAGAGGAAGTACGTGCTGCATCCAAGCGTGGATACAACGCACGGTGGGAGAAGGAAAGCAAACGGTTCTTGGTTGAGCATCCACTCTGTGTCAGATGCATGAGAAAGAATCCACCAAGGTATGTCAAAGCAACAGTTGTGGATCATATCATTCCTCATCGCGGTGATCCAACCCTGTTCTGGGATGAATCGAACTGGCAACCTCTGTGCAAGAAGTGTCATGATCAAAAAACAAGAAATGAAGAAGGAACACCAACGTATCACTATTGATGAGGCCGGGGTTAAATCTCTGGATGAAATTAGCCTTTTGACCGTCGCCCCCTCTCGCGTTAAAAATCGCGAAATTGTGAGGGGTGGGGTCTGGCTGGCCGGCAACAATACCGCAAAATGTACAGCCAGGGCTGAAAAAATGCGGTAACAGCGTGAGATTTGAAAATTGAATACATTTCATGACGGCAGTGATGGGACAAAATCCATCGCTGTCTTTTTATGTGGGTTCTGTTTTGAGTTTCGTGGACAACCGGAAGTTTCGTGGACAGGAGGATACATGGATCAGGAATATGAATCTCCAGATCTTTCAGAGTTTATCGCCGCCTGTGCGAAAGCGTTCTGTCCGGAGTGTGGAAAACCAATCGTACAAAACAGCAACGGCCGGCCGAAGAGCTTCTGCTCAAACCGATGCCGCTGGGCATTTCACAAAAGAATGGAACGCCGGAAGGCGAAGGAGGAACTAAATGAAAACAGCAGAGTTGAAAGTGCTGCCGGTGGCGAGCTTGAAGCCAGCGGAATACAATCCGAGAAAGAAACTGAAACCAGGAGACAAGGAATATCAGAAGATCAAAGACTCGATTGACGAGTTTGGATTTGCTGATCCACTGGTTGTGAATAAAGATATGACGATCATCGGTGGTCACCAAAGACTGACAGTTGCTATGGATCTTGGATATACCGAAGTACCATGCGCCATTGTTGATGTGGATAAGGTCAGAGAAAAAGCTCTGAACATTGCACTCAATAAAATCACCGGTGCATGGGATGAGACAATGCTGGCAGATTTGTTGAAAGACATTCAGAACAGTAACTTTGATCTAGGTAAGACAGGATTTGAACCACCAGAGATTGAGCAGCTTTTTAACAAAGTCCACGATAAGGAAGTCAAAGAAGATAACTTTGATGTGGACCAGGAACTGGCAAAGCCGGTCATGAGTAAACTTGGCGACATGTGGTTCCTTGGAAAGCATAAAGTTCTCTGTGGTGATGCAACAGGTGCAGAGAACTATACCGCATTGATGGATGGTGTGAAGGCAAACCTGGTATTAACAGATCCACCATATAACGTTGATGTCGAAGAGACTGCCGGCAAGATCATGAATGATAACATGGCAGATCAGGACTTCTATAACTTCTTGTTATCCAGTTATCAGTGCATGATTGCTAACCTGGCAGATGATGGATCGATTTATGTATGGCACGCAGATACCGAAGGGTTGAACTTTCGTAAGGCATTCCAGGATGCAGGCTTCTATCTTTCTGGATGCTGCATCTGGAAGAAGAACTCCCTGGTATTAGGAAGAAGTCCATACCAGTGGATTCATGAACCGTGCTTGTTTGGATGGAAGCAGAAGGGGACTCACAAGTGGTACAGCGATCGCAAGCAGACAACGGTGTGGGAATATGATAAGCCGCGCTCTAGTAAAGATCATCCAACCATGAAGCCTGTAGTACTGATGAGCTATCCGATTAAGAATAGCTCCGCAACAAACGGTGTTGTGTTAGATCCATTCCTTGGGTCTGGCAGCACTTTGATTGCATGTCAGGAAACAGATCGTGTCTGTCGTGGTATCGAACTTGATCCAAAGTATGTGGATGTGATCGTGAAGAGATTCATTGAACATGAAGGTGGCAGTACAAAAGATGTGTATGTAATTCGTGGCGGTCAGAAACTTTCATACGAGGAAGTGGCAATTGAAGATAATTCTTCAGATAATTTGCAGAATTAACTTTACTTCATTCGCCTTCAGAGTGATGTATGTACATGCCAAAAGAAACATGGTACATCGCAAAATGCGAAAGGAGAAAACACATGCCAAAGGCAAAAAAGAAATCCGAAGAATTAAGATTAAGCATTGAGCTTCCAATGAAAGGTCACACCGGGACTTCCTTGCGGAATCTTGTGAACCTGATGTATGCACGGGCAGACTTGCTTACCAAATCAACTGGTGGCAAGTTTGCGATCAACCGTTACTTAGTATCGGAACTTCAGAAGGACGCGAACACAAGCTCGACGATTAAATTTAGGAATCGTATCCAGGAGTTCTTATCCAAAGAGAGTGATGGCATTGTTGGGCTTGAATTTACTGAAACAAAGGTCTGCTTCACTGGCTTCCCACAGACATCAAATCCAGATGAGATCAAAGCATTTACTCAACTGGCCTCGATGATGAATCAATCCGCACTGAACCAGAAAAGAATTCTTGCAAAGGAAGTCAATGAGGAAAACGAGAAGTATGCATTCCGCATCTGGCTGATCCGGCTTGGAATGAATGGTGACCAGTACAAGACATCCAGAAAAGTTCTTCTAAAGAATCTGAGTGGACATGCTGCATTCCGCACACCAGATCAGCTTGAAGCAGCTAAGGCAAAGCATAAGGAAGAAGGGAAACAAGATGAGACTTCCAAGTGAGGCACAGATTGAAAGTCTGCGAAAACAGTATCCTGCCGGCAGCCGAGTGAAGTTAGTTGCCATGGATGATCCACAAGCACCAGCAGTTGGAACCGAAGGAACAGTGATCGGCGTTGATGATGTTGGCTCGATCATGGTTGCATGGGACACCGGCAGCACGCTGAGTGTTGCACTAGGTGTTGATATATGTGCACGAGTCTAGACACACTGCGGTATGTGTATCATCCAATTCTCCTTGATAAGAGCGAATATGAAGATGCCAAAGGAATGGCAAGGAGAAAATACTATGGACTGCATTAAGGTAAACAACGAATTCATTATCAGATGTGAAGAGCAACTTGGCTTCCGTTACACTGCTTCACTGGATGAAACCAACAAGGCAAACAAGATCGCATTCGAAGGTTTCACAGAAGCATTGCGGAGCTTGGGCTTTGAGTGGATGATTGACCGCAAGACTGGTGAAGCAAGGATCTGGCATACGAACGAATATTAATTCGATAGTGTAGACACACTTCAAACTGTGTATCATCCAATACCGCTTGACCTATGGCAATATGAACATGCCAAGGGAAGGCAAGGAGGAAACAACAATGTGGAACAAGGGAACAGTAAAGGTTAACGGAAACAGCTACACTTACACAGCTAAGGTATTCGATGAAGATTCAGACTTCGGAATCGACTGCGGTAGGGTTTCAATCCTATCCATTAGAAACACAGAGGAGAAGGAAGTCGTTAGTTACTACCGCGGCTGGGACATCATGCCAAGGGGTGAAGAAATTACAAAGGCTTATGACGAAGTTATGAGCATCATCACAAAGTAAGAGGACGCCAAAATGAAATACACAATCAAGGAAATAGAGAATGCAAAGCAGGGAATGAACTGGAAAGACATCGGTGTGCAATACACACTTGGCCAGGCTTACCTTTGGAGCAGAGATGCAGGAAACGAACTGCCAAACTTCGCTGAGGTCATTTGGGATTATGACATTGAAGAAATTATCGACAATTGCCGCAGACTTGGTGTAAAGGAATTTACCATCAGCTCAACATTCTCCAGCCTAATTCAAACGATCGCAAAGTTCGAGGAACTTGGATGCACGCTTGACGGGATCGTCAAGATCAAAGACCGCTACCATTTTGGAAGCAATCAGGAATTGATTCCTGCCTTCAAGATGACAGTAAGATAAGCTCCACATTAAATTTGAAAATTCCGAGATAAGAGCTGAGGCTCTTTCTCTCGTATAGATAGATTACAAGGTCAGCCGATAAAGCTGACTTTTTGTTTTGGAAGAAGGGAGGGAGGCCATGTGGCAACCAGAGGAAGAAAGCCAACACCAACTGCAATCAAAATGCTGGAAGGCAATCCTGGGAAGCGGCCCATGAATGAATCCGAGCCAAAGCCACTGAAGAAAGCACCTAGTTGTCCGAAATGGCTAGAGCCTGAAGCGAAAAGAGAGTGGCGCCGGCTGGCAAAACAAATGGAATCAATCGGTATTCTAACCGATGTGGATATGGCCGCCTTTGCCGGATACTGCCAAGCCTATGCACGGTGGAAAGAGGCAGAAGAGTTTATTACTCAGCACGGAACGATTGTCCGGACTCCCTCTGGATACTGGCAACAGGTGCCGCAGGTATCGATTGCCCAGACCTATCTAAAAGTGATGAGTAAGTTTGCGGAACAGTTCGGTCTTACGCCAGCGGCCCGCAGCAGAATTGTTGCGGATAACAGCGTGAATAATCCTTCCGATGAGATGGAACAGCTCCTCGGAGGCGATGACTGATGGAGCAAAGACCAAAGAACTATCCAAAATTAAAGAACTACCACCCAACTCGATTCATGCTGCCGACAAGTCACTATGATCCATCGAAAGCAGATCGTGCGGTGAAATTTATAGAGAACCTGAAACACACCAAAGGGAAGTGGGCTGGGAAACGATTCTGGTTACTTCCATGGCAGGAACAGTGTATCCGTGATGTCTTTGGCATCGTGGATGCAAACAAGCATCGTCAGTTTCGAACTGCATACATCGAGATTGGAAAGAAGAATGGCAAGTCAGAACTGGCTGCTGCTGTCGCCCTGTACCTTCTGTATGCAGATAACGAACCATCCGCTGAAGTGTATGGTGCTGCCGCTGATCGCCAACAGGCATCCATTGTATTTGATGTGGCACACCAGATGGTTAAGATGACGCCGGCATTGCTGAAGCGGTCAAAGATCATGGCGGCAACCAAGCGGATCGTGAACTATACCAATACCGGGTTCTATCAGGTCCTGTCTGCGGAAGTTGGTACCAAGCACGGCTTGAATGTCTCAGGTCTAGTTCTCGATGAAGTACACGCACAGCCGAATCGGAAACTCTATGATGTATTAACGCAGGGTTCTGGTGATGCAAGAGAGCAGCCACTGTACTTTTTAATCACGACAGCCGGCACGGATAAAGAATCCATCTGTTATGAGTTACATTCCAAGGCACTGGATATCTTGGCTGATCGCAAGGTGGATCATACGTTTTATCCAGTTGTCTATGGATTGACCGATGAGGATGATTGGCATGATGAAAAGAACTGGTATAAAGCGAACCCTTCCCTGGGACAGACGATACAGATCGATCGAGTTAGGGATATGTATCACGAGGCATTGGATAATCCAGCCGAAGAAAATGTGTTCAAACAGTTACGTCTTAATATGTGGGTTTCAAGTATAACGAGATTCATACCTGAGCAGATCTACGACAAAGGAAATCTGCCAATTGATATGGCATCCCTGGAAGGCCGAGATTGTTATGGCGGCTTAGATCTATCGAGTACAGGAGACATCACAGCACTTGTTTTGATGTTCCCACCGCGTAATGAGAGTGAGAAGTATGTCATGCTTCCATTCTTCTGGGTCCCAAAGGACACGATTCCTTTGCGGGTTCGTCGTGGTTCGGTTCCATATGATGTCTGGCATCAACAAGGTTTTCTGCAGGCAACGGAAGGAAATGTGATTGATTACAACTTCATCGAAACATTTATCCAAAAGCTGTATGAAAAATATCACATTCTAGAGATCGCCGTTGACCGTTGGAATGCTACACAGCTGATTCAGAACCTTACGGATGATGGTTTTACGATGGTGCCTTTTGGCCAGGGTTTTAAGGATATGAGTCCTCCAACCAAGGAGTTCTATAAACTTTTGATGCAAGGACAGATCATTCACGGTGGCAATCCTGTCATGCGATGGATGAGTGGAAATGTCGTAGTAGATCGGGATGCCGCAGAAAACATCAAACCAACGAAGGCGAAGTCGCCGGAAAAGATTGATGGAATCGTGGCTGCAATCATGGCACTCGATCGTTGTATTCGTCATGAGAATCAAAGCAGCGTCTATGATGACCGCGGCTTATTGATATTTTAAGAAAGGAGTCATGCATGGGAATAAAAAGATTACTTGGTTTATCCAGTGCAAGAGATACACTGCAGGAAATTGTACCTGAGGTCACAGACAATGTACGTGATTCAGGACAGACATTCCTGTTTGGTAGAGCGGACAGTGGCGAACGAGTGGATGAGAAATCAGCGATGCAGATTGCAGCAGTTTATGCATGTGTCCGACTGCTTTCTGAAACAGTCGCAAGTTTGCCTTTGCGAATGTATAAGTTCACGGATGAATCGGAGAATGGAAAAGAGCGTGCAAGGGATCATCCTTTGTATAAAATTCTATACCGCCAACCAAATCCTGAGATGACAAGTTTTTCCTTCTGGGAATTGTGTCTCACCCATTTATTACTGTGGGGCAACTTTTATGCACAGATCATTCGTGACGGGAAGAATAACATTCTCGCACTCTATCCGTTGTATCCAGAAAACGTGGAAGTGGATCGAGATGAACATGGAGATATTTATTATATCTATCATGCCTATACCGATGAGGTGCCAGGTGATAAGAACAAGGATCTGTATTTCAGAAGAGACGAGATCTTCCATGTACCAGGACTTGGATTTAATGGCTTAGTTGGTTTCTCACCAATTGCCATGATGAAGAATGCTCTAGGTACAACACTTGCAGTTGAAAAGTATGGATCATCCTTCTTCCGTAATGGAGCACAGCCAAGTGGTGTCTTGGAACATCCAGGTGTGTTGAAGAATCCAGAAAAGATTAGAGAGAACTGGTCTGATGTATATGGCGGTGCAAGTAATGCACATAAGGTAGCCGTGCTTGAAGAAGGCATGACCTATAAACCAATATCCCTGCCTCCGGAGGACTCGCAGTTCCTTTCCGTGAGGCAGTTTTCAGTTGAGGAGATTTGCAGAGTGTTCCGGGTTCCACCACATATGGTGCAGGATTTGGATCATGCGACCTTCTCCAACATTGAGCATCAGTCCATCGACTTTGTGGTTCATACGCTGACACCTTGGCTTGTCCGCATTGAGCAGGCGATTGTGAAGGATCTTTTACTGGAATCGGAGCAGGACACCTACTTTCCGAAATTCAACGTGGACGGCCTTTTACGGGGCGATTATCAAAGCCGGATGAGTGGGTATGCAACAGGAATCAGTAATGGCTTCCTTTCACCGAATGATGTCCATCGTTTAGAAAACATGGATCTGATTCCAGCAGAAAAGGGTGGCGATGATTACTACCTCAATGGTGGTTATGTCCGTTTGGAGGATGCCGGCAAGTCTGGTGCTGCCAGCACTGGTCAGGCAAGTGCCAATGACACCGATAGCACGGGTGACAATGTCACACAGAACAAGAAGAAAGGGACGAAGTCCCCGAGGAGGAAATGATGAAGAAGTTTTGGAATTGGATTCACGATGATAGCGGAGGTCGTGTATTACGACTAGAAGGACCAATCGATGAAGATTCAATCTGGGGTGATGAAGTAACCCCACAGGCATTCCGCGAAGAGCTGAATTCGGAAGAAGGAGATGTGACAGTCTGGATCAATAGTCCGGGTGGTAATGTCTTTGCGGCAGCTGAGATCTATACGATGCTGCAGGATTATCCAGGTGCGGTGACTGTCAAAATTGCTTCGATTGCAGCATCAGCTGCTTCGGTTGTTGCCATGGCAGGTTCCAAGGTGTTGATGTCTCCAACGGCACTGCTAATGATCCATGATCCAGCGACCATTGCAATGGGCAATGCCAAGGATATGGAGAAGGCAATCGACACACTGAATGAAATAAAGGAAAGTATTATCAATGCCTATACCGCTAAGTGTGGCCTTTCGAGAAAAAAGGTCGCTGATCTGATGAGCAACGAAACTTGGATGAATGCAAAGAAAGCAGTGGAGTTGGGATTTGCTGATGAAATCTTGTACGAGGATAAAAAAGCCCCGGAAGAAGATTCAGAGGAAGATCCTGAAGATCCAGAAGAACCCGAGGAAGATCCAGAAGAAGATCCACAGAAGAAAAAGATCATTATTCCTGGTGCGGAAGCACATATGTATTCCAGCCGGAAGATGGATCTGGCAATTCTGAATCGGCTTGTCACTGAGGCATCTGGTGATGACGTAAAGCCAAAACCAGAAGAACCAAAGATCGGTATGAATGGTACTACCGCAGATGGCAGTATGCCATATGAGATTTTGAAACGACAGCTAGATTTCCTGAAATAAGGAACTAGCTGTTTTTTGTTACTCAACTTTTGAAGGAGGAAAAAACAATGAGTAAGATTATTGATTTGCGCAATAAGCGTAATACCCTCTGGGAGCAGACAAAAGCTTTCCTGGAGGAACACAGAGACGAGAATGGTCTCGTCGAAAGCTCTGCTGTAGAGCAGTACAACAAAATGGCTTCTGACGTTAAGGCACTTGGTGATGAGATCGAACGTCTGGAGAATCAGGCAGAAATTGATGCAAAGCTGGCCGCACCAACTTCTATGCCAGTACATGCAGATGTGAAGACAGGCAGCAAGAAAAACACTTCTCCAACAGCGACTGCAGAATACAGTGATGCATTCTGGAATATGCTGAGAAACCGTGGCAACTACGCTGAAGTCATGGATGCACTGTCTGTCGGTGAAGATCCAAAGGGTGGTTATACTGTCCCGGATGAATTTGAAAAGCAGCTGGTTGAATCCTTGGAAGAGAATGATATCTTCCGTTCTTTAGCCACTGTCATCAAAACATCTTCTGGCACAAGAAAGATTCCGATTGCAGAAGATTCTGGTGAAGCAAGCTGGATCGATGAAGGTCAGGAAATTCCAGAAGCAGATACAACCTTTGGCCAGACAACTCTTGGTGCTTACAAGATGGGCACAATGATCAAGATTTCTAACGAACTGCTGAACGATTCTGCCTTTGACTTGGCATCTTATATTGCACGTCGGTTTGGTGTGCGTATGGGTAATGCAGAAGAAAAAGCATTCTTCACAGGGGATGGTCAGAACAAGCCACTCGGTCTGCTTGCAGATACAGGTGGAGCACCCGTTGGTGTTACGGCTTCTACTCAGACCTCCGTAAAGTTTGATGAAGTCTTCCAGCTTTACTATGCACTGAAGGCACCATACAGAAAGAACGCACAGTTCCTCTGCAATGAAGCACTTTTGCTGCAGCTGATGACCCTGAAAGATAAGAACGACAACTATATCTGGAAACCATCACTGGAAATTGGGAAACCAAATACACTGCTTGGCCGTCCACTGGTAACAAGTTCTTATATGCCTGCAATTGCCGCAAGCGCAAAAGCACTGGTCTTTGGTGACTACAGTTATTACTGGGTTGCTGATCGTCAGAGCAGAACCTTTAAGAGACTGAATGAGCTGTATGCTCGTACAGATCAGGTTGGCTTTATTTCTACTCAGAGAGTAGATGGCAAGCTGATCCTTCCTGAAGCAGTCCAGGTTCTGCAGATGAAGGCAACAGTCTAAGGAATGAGGTGAGTGATCGTGGCATTAATATCGCTTGATGAAGCAAAGGAGTATCTGCGAGTTGACTCGGCTGATGAGGATGCCACGATCAGCATCCTCTTATCTTCAGCCTCACGACTTTGCCAAGACGTGGGTAGATTAACGGAAGCACAATGGGCTGTCATTAATTCTGATGCTGAAAGCACAGATGCATATACCAAGGATGAACTTTTAGCAATTCGGGAAACGCTCAAAGTCGCAATTCTTTATGCACTTGCTTATTTGTTTGAACACCGAGAAGAGGCAGATCATCATGCATTGCAACTAACACTTCGGTCGATCTTGTTTGCGATCCGGGAGGGAGTCAATGAATGAATATTGGTGATCTTCGCGTTCGGATTCAGATTCAGAAACATGCAGTTGTTGTAGACCAGTACGGAAACCATACCAATGAATGGACAGATTACTTTTCTTGCTGGGCCACAATTGGCACAAGCACCGGCTCTGAAAGTGGCGGTACTGTTGTTAACCCAGAAGAGTCTCTTGATTTTACCGTTCGCTATTCCAAGGAAACAAAAGCTGTGGAATCCACAAAGTATCGGATTCTTACCGATGGAAAGATCTATAACATCACCTACGTGAATCCAATGGGTCAAAAGCATAATAGCTTGAAGTTTAACTGCAAGTTGGAGAAGGGCAAAGTATGAGTCAGAATGTTTCGATTGATGATATGGACGATGTCATTATGAATGAGCTGGAGAAGTACGCAAATCTCGCTACGGATGATATGAAGGATGCGGTCAAAGATACTGCAAAGTCGGTAAAGAAAGATATCGAGAGTTCTGCACCGGTCCTCAATGGCCGTTATAAAAAGAGCTGGCGAATCAAGAAAATACGTGAGAATGCAAACAGCCTAGATGTTCTCGTCCATTCAAGCAATCGTTATCAGCTGACCCATTTATTGGAATTTGGTCATGCGAAACGTGGTGGAGGTAGAGTGGCAGGGAAGCCGCATATAGAACCTGCTGCAGAAAAAGGAGAGCAGGACCTTATCAAAGCAATCGAGGAGAAGTTGAAATGAAATACGAGGATGTGATGGCGATGTTAACGGAGTGTAATCTGCCGTTTGCCTATGACCATTTTGCGGAAGGAGAATCGCCTGATCCTCCTTTTTTAGTTTTTCTTTTTCCAGGTACTGACAACATGTTTGCGGATAACCAGGTCTACTACAAAGTGAATGAGCTAAACATTGAACTCTACACCGATAAAAAGGACCCGGAAATTGAGATCCAGATCGAGGATGTCCTTGCAATCCACGAGGTTGCCTATGAAAAGACAGAGACCTGGATTGAATCCGAAAAGATGTATGAAGTGCTTTATCAAACAGAAATATAGAAGGAGGTCATGGAAATGACTAATACAAAGAATAAGGTGAAGTTTGGTCTAAAAAATTGTCACTATGCAACTACGACAATTGCCGAAGACGGGACCATCACCTATGGCACATTGAAAAGCCTGCCAGGTTCCGTCAGCTTAGCATTGGATGCAGAAGGTGAGAATGATCCATTCTATGCGGATGATTCCGTATACTACATGATCAGTAATAACAATGGTTACTCTGGCGATTTGGAGCTGGCACTGGTACCTGAAGAATTCTTGAAGGATATCCTGAAAGAAACCGAAGATGCCAATGGTGTCCTGGTTGAAAACAAAGATGTGGAGCCGGCGCATTTTGCACTGCTCTTTGAGTTCACCGGTGATCAGAGAAAGATCAGGCATTGCCTGTATTACTGCAGTGCAACTAGACCATCTATGGAAGGTGATACCACGGAAGATAAGACATCCGTAAAGACGGAAAAACTGTCTCTTACAGTGTCCCCACTTCCAAGCGGCGTCGTTAAGGTCAAGACAGGTACAAATACATCCGAAGCAATCTATAACGATTGGTATAAGGCTGTATATGAACCAAAGGCTCCAACAGCAACTACTACCGGTGATACAACAGCCGGAGCATAAATGATATGCAGGCAGGGAAGTAATTCTCTGCTTGCATCTTTTTTAGGAGGATGAAGAAATGGCAGTAACTAAAACAATTGAGATTGATGGAATTCCAGTAACATTCCGGGCTTCAGCAGCAATCCCAAGATTATACAGAAATCAATTTCATAGGGATATTTACAAAGATCTCTCCGTACTAGAGAAAAGTATCGATAAGAGTGAAAAGGAAGATGGTGATCTGGATTCCTTCAGCTTGGAACTTTTCGAGAATATTGCTTGGCTGATGGCAAAACATGCAGATCCAGTGAATGTGGCAAAGACACCTGATGAATGGCTGGATCAGTTCAACACCTTCTCAATCTATGAAGTGTTGCCACAAATCATCTCTCTTTGGGGCTTGAATGTTGAACAGCAGGTCGAGTCTAAAAAAAACTTCATAAAACGGATCGAGAAATGACAACACCGCTTTTTTTATTGAGGTGTGTTCAACTCGGTCTGTCAATTCGTGATCTTGACCTTCTGACCATTGGAACCGTTAATGATATGTACACAGAAATGGGGAATGACAGCTATGATTATTCGGAGGTGGCTACGCAGGATATGATGGATCGGTTTTGACCGGGGTTGTGGTATCATGGTATAATTAGCTCGACAAATCCGAATTTGTCGAGCAAGATTATTTATATAATACGAGGTGGGAGTGTCATGTTATATTTAAAAAAACTCGCTTTATCAGACGGTCAAGACATTTATAATATGTTGCAGGAGATTTCGTCAAACGATAACGGTTTTCATAATAAGGTATATGGAATGACCTTTGATCAATACAAAATATGGCTTGAAAAAGAATTTGCAATTGATAATGGAAAATTGGAAAACTGGATGGTCCCACAGTCATCCTATTGGTTGTATGATAATACGGTTCCAATAGGGTATGGACGGATACGTCATTGCTTAAATGATGCATTGAGGGAAACGAGCGGGAACATAGGCTATGCTATCGCTTATTCAAAACGTGGTCAAGGGTACGGAAATTCCATATTAGCATTACTAAAAGAAAAGTGTGTGGAACTTGGTATGATGCAACTACAAATCGGCGCTAATGCAAACAACGAACGATCTAATAAGGTTATCATTCATAATGGCGGTGTTTTAATTAGAGAAAATAATGGAAAGAATTTTTATTGCATCAACCTCACAAAATGAGCATAACCCCACCCATACAACTTCCGATTTATAGAGGTGTTATAAAAATTAAATGTTTATCATTAAGCACTTTCACAGAGATGTGGAGGTGCTTTTTTCGTACTCAGAAAGGAGGCGGTCATCGTGGCAGACCGAATTAAAGGAATAACCGTAGAGATCGGTGGCGATACCACTGGCCTTTCAAAAGCTCTAGCCGGAGTTAATCAAGAAATAAAGAATACTCAGTCACAGCTTAAGGATGTTAATAAACTACTAAAGCTTGATCCAACAAACTCAACTCTGATCGAGCAGAAATTCAAACTGCTTGGTCAGTCCGTAGATGAGACAAAGAAAAAACTGAATGATCTGAAATCGGTACAGGATCAGATGGATGCAGGTCTAAAGAACGGATCAGTCACCCAGCAACAGTATGATGCATGGCAGCGTGAGATCGTTGCTACGGAACAGGAACTGAAGAATCTGGAAAAGGAATGCAAGACCACAGATTCTAGTATTGCTGCAACACTGAAACAAGCTGGATCAAAGATGCAAGAAGTTGGCGGAAAGATCAGCGATGCTGGTGAAGGTCTCACAAAAGGTGTAACAGTTCCTATCGTTGCCATTGGGACAGCTTCACTGGCTGCATTCAAAGAAGTCGATGATGGCTTGGATACTGTTGAGCAGAAGACGGGTGCTAGTGGAGCTGCACTGGATGAAATGAACCAGATGGTAAAGGATCTGGCCACAGAGATTCCAACCGACTTTGCTACAGCGGGTGCCGCTGTTGGTGAGGTGAACACAAGATTCAAACTTTCTGGTGATGCACTGGATCAACTGTCTGGTAAGTTTATCAAGTTCTCACAAATCAATAACACTGATGTATCCACTTCTGTTGATAATGTCTCAGGTGTATTGAATGCCTTTGGACAGGACAGTTCCAATGCTGGAGATCTGTTGGATGCTCTCAATGCGACTGGACAGGCAACTGGTATAGACATGGGTACCCTTGCAAGTTCTCTGCAATTGAACGCAGTCCAACTCAAAGAAATGGGTCTGAACTCACAGCAGGCAGCAGGATTCATGGGCATGGTTGAGATGTCTGGTCTTGATACATCGGCTGCAATGATGGGCTTGAAAACAGCCATGAAGAATGCCACAAAGGATGGTCAGACATTAGACCAGGCAATTGCGAAATTCTCAGAAACTATGAAAGGAAATGGCACAGAAACTGAGAAACTACAGGCTGCCTACGATCTTTTTGGTAGTAAAGCTGGTGCTGCTGTTTATAATGCCGCATCAACAGGAAAACTGAACCTTGAGAATCTATCTGACTCACTGGGTAACTTCTCTGGAAGTGTTGAAAATACATTCAATCAGACCTTAGATCCAATTGACCAATTCCAAATGAGCATGAATAGCCTGAAAGAAACAGGAGCGGATATCGGTAATTCATTAGCGACTGTCTTGGCACCAGTATTGAAGGATATTTCAGGAGCTTTGAAGACCTTTTCACAGATTTGGAACAGTATCCCAGAACCAGTGCAAAATACGATCATCAAGATTGCTTTACTTGCGGCGACCATTGGACCATTACTGGTTGCCGGTGGCAAGGTCATCAGTGCTGTCGGCACGATCACCAGTGCAATTGGAAGTTTGACGACCTTCCTGGGCATTGGTACTGCGGCCACGACAGCGGCCGGAACAGCGGCCACAGCGACCGGTGCAGCAGTAGGTGCAGCATCTATACCACTTCTACCAATCATCGGCATCATCGCGGCTATTATCGCGGCAGTTGTGGCCATTATTGCCATCGTGAAGAACTGGGGTGCCATTACCGATTGGTTTAAGGGAGTGTGGTCTGGCTTCTGTGATGGAATTCAGACTGCCTGGACTGCCGTTGGCGATTTCTTCACGCAAACATTGCCGAACTTCTTCTCAGATATTGGCCAGAAATGGTCGGATGGTTGGAACACGATGAAGGCAAATGCGGGAACCATCTGGGACAACATTAAAACAGGTGTCGGTAATTCAATCGACAATATCAAAACCAACGTGGGGAATGGACTGGATAACGTGAAGCAATCCTTTTCCGACAAGTTGTCTGCCGCCCACGATACGGCGGCTTCCATCATGGAAAATATCAGGGGTGCTTTCAGCGACAAAATTAGCGCAGCTAGAGATGGCGTTTCCAATGCAATCGATGCGATCAAGGGTTTCTTTAACTTTGATTGGCATTTACCAGAGATCAAACTGCCTCATTTTTCTATTGAAGGGAGCTTCTCGCTTGATCCACCATCCATTCCTCATATTGGTGTTTCTTGGTACAAAAAGGCAATGGGAGATGGCATGGTTTTGAACAGCCCGACCATTTTCGGGGCACAAGGCGGTCAGCTGCTTGCTGGCGGAGAAGCTGGACCAGAAGCTGTCGTTGGAGTCAGTTCGTTATCCTCGATGATTCAGAATGCAGTTTCGTCACAGACTGGAAGCATTACTGCCGCAATTGCATCTGCACTTGCAGATGCGGGCAACACCGGAGATATCACAATCCCGGTATATCTTGGCGGAACATTGATTGATGAAACCATTATTACTGCGCAGCAGCGGATGGCACTACGGTCAGGAGGTAGATCATGGCATTTACACAATATCTGCGGATCAACAATACAGATATCCCACTTCCTACTTCCTATGATCTGTCACTGTCAGATGTTGAAGCTGATAGTTCGGGAGATACGGAAGCCGGGACGAAACAAAGAGACCTTGTGCGGTCTGGTATGGCGGAGATTTCTGTGACTTTTCAAGTGTCACCAGATTGGCTGAAGAGATTCTCTTTAATGAGAAAGCAACCGAAACTGTCTGTCGAGTTCTTTAATACAGAAACGATGGTTCCTGAGACACGCGATATGTACATGGATGGTTTCAAATCATCCTTGGTTCATGACACAGTCAAGAAGGGACTTTGGAAAGTCAGCTTTGATCTTAAAGAATACTAGGAGGGAGTGGGTTTATGTATTCAGTTTCAGATGCCTATAAAATTGCAATACAAGAAAATACCCGCTCCTTTTACTGGTCTGGGTTAATTGTCACAACAGAAGGAAAAGAATATCCGTTTACCAATAAGGACATTGTCAAAGGATCTGGATATGTTACCAGGCAATGTTCTGGAAGTTCTGAAATAGAACTAGGCTCGGTCTATGCAGCAGAGATGGGAATCTCCCTGTTCTCTGATATTGACCGTTACAGTCTTGAAAATGCAAAGATCACATTGACCTTTCATATGACACTGCATGATGGCACCGTTGAGGATGTACCTTTGGGCATCTTTTATGTTGCAGAAGCGAACCGTAAGATTCGAACCCTTGAGATAAAGGCATACGATGCAATGCTGAATTTTGAGCGTGCATACAACAAAGCACAATCTAGTGGATATCCTTATGATCTGCTGACTTTAATATGCAAAGACTGCAAAGTTGAGCTGGCTCAGACCAAAGCTGAGATCGAGGCCCTGCCAAACGGAACAGCACTTTTGGGCGTATATCCAGATAACGACATCGAGACCTGCCGAGATCTATTGCATTATCTCTCGCAAGCATTAGGTTGCTTTGCAACGATTGGTAGAGACGGAAAATTGAAACTGGTAAAGTACAATGCTAACTCTGTAGCTACCGTGAATAACACGCATCGATATTCGAGTAGCTTTTCTGATTTTGTGACGCGTTATACAGCGCTCAATTCAACGAATAAAAGAACGAATACAGCAGAGTACATTGCATTAGATCCTGATGATGGTTTGACGATGAATTTTGGTGTCAATCCTTTATTGCAGTTTGGCCTTGATGAGACAAGAAAGCAGATTCTAACAAACCTTCTGAATGCAATTTCAGTCATCAACTATGTTCCTTTCGATTCAGAAACGATTGGAGATCCTGCACTAGATTTGGCTGATGTTTTAGTCTTCACTGGTGGCCAGGCAGATGCAACAAAGATGGCTGCCATTACGTCCTTGACTGTAAGAATCAATGGCAAGTGCTCCCTGAAATGTGTAGGCAAAAATCCGCGTCTATCTGAAGCAAAGAGTAAGAATGACAAGAACATTAATGGCCTTCTCAATTCAGTCGAGACGACTAAGATGTCCACTTACTCTTATGTAAATGCTCTGGGATATGTACTTGGTGCAGAGAAGGGACAGATCATTAAACTCGAGTATGCAACACAAGAAGAAACGGACTGTGAATTTAAGGCAACCATAATTTTGGATGTTGCTGCAACTCAAGAAACCAAATTGATTACATCCCAGGGGACAGGAATGACAATCCTACCAGTAGAAACCAAAGATGCATCAGGGAATGTTACAACGACAAATAAAGAACTCGCAACATCAGTTTCAGTTCCGTCTCCCTGGCAAGAGGATGGCCAATCTGTCGTGATTGTTACATACGTCATTGATGGCCATGAGATTGAGGAATTCCATCCAACAGAAACATGGCATAGTGGCTTGCACCTTCTGAATCTGTTTTATCCACTTTTAGATATGCAAGAGAAGACACTCCACACCTTTGAGGTATGGATATCGATTGCACCAGGAGCAGCGACGATTGCCGCACAATGCATCATTGCATCCATTACCGGTCAGGGACTTGGAGCCCAGGATCGTTGGGATGGTCGTATTACTGCAAAGGACGAGCTGAGTCCAATCCTGATAAATGTTATGAGCACATTAGGACTTTCAGGAGATGTAGTCACGGAACTCGATGCACCGACTTCTGCAGGGCTGTCAGATCAATACTCAAAGATACAGCTGACGGGTCTTCCGCTCGCTGGGTTGATGGATAACTTGAGAGTGTTTGCTCCGGTGGTTCATGACGTGATCGATATCAGTGATAAGAAAAAGATGTCTTATAGCAAAATCTATGTTATTGACGTTGATCAATTTTCACTGAGAAAAGCTTATGAGATCTTTGGCGGGACAGAGAAGCGATTGGATCGGGGCAATATGGATAGTCTGGTGATTTCTACCCAAGAATTTGATTCACTGACTTCTATCACTGTAAATCCATTTGTAACCGCACCATTTGTCGGTGGCCATCATACTTCAACCCAGAAGATGACGGGAACGAATTATACGGTACTTGTAGATCAGAAACTGATGCTTGCATCTAAGTATCAAACCGTGATTTCGAGTGTTGAAACATCCATCGATAAAGGTCGCCTTGTGGCTTATCCACTCGGCTTTACAAACTTCACTACATTAACAGAACTGGAGGTCAATAATGGCTGATTATTTTGCAATAAAGGATATCTTTGCCAGCACAGATAACATGGTCAAAATCCGCGATAACAATCCGAATGATGACAGTACGGATACTTTAACAGGAGTAGACTGGTTCCATTTCAATAACGTGGTTGCTTCAAATATCTATGTGAATGGTAACTCCTGGATAGGGATTGGTACCAATGCTGAACAGGTGAAAGTCTGCAGGCGTGATGCAAAGGTATATACAGTTAGTCGTGAAGAAGGAACAGTTTACAACTACTATAAATTTCTGCGGATTCGCTGGGAAGGTTATTCACAATATAACGTAACAACAGATGACGTAAAACTAGTCTGGGAACTGTTGCTATTAGATACCGGAGATATTGTGATCAATGTAATCACATATCCGACAAATACCTCTTACATTGGTGAATCCAGTCTTGTGGTCGGCTCGATAACGACAGCCTTTACTCCGGTGACCGGAAAGTACATCACTTTTAAGCATCAAGATGCCACTGGAACTGCCTTTGTATTGAGCACTGACCTACCAGCGCTTCTTGATCCATATAACCGAAGGTATCTGATCACCGATGCAGACAAGAGCCTATATACGGTTGTGGATGGTGCCTTGAGCAAGCTCACGGAAACAGAACTGACAGCAGCAGTGTTCGAGACACATGGAATACAAGAGATTCCGAATGGAAGCCTGCTGCTGACACTGACTGATCCAACGGTACTCTATTGGCATGATTCCTTGAATTCTTTTCCGCCATTTACGGCAAGCTATACTGGCTTGCCAAAGCCGCAGGTCATCTATTCGGAGAATATCGACATGACGGATGCGTCGATTATTGGCATTGAGAAAGTCACGGTTGATGCAGATGATGCTGCCTTATTTGCAGTGTCGTTTGATAATGGGACAACTTGGTGGACGTATACCGACAATACCTGGTCACAATTATCGGAAGAAAAATCTGGCATGGCAAAAACAGCCCTGCAAGGAATCAGTACAGATGCATGGGCAGAGAAGGCTACAACGGGGATGATTAAATATCGGATCGTCATCAGTGGTGATTCTGGTTATGTCAAAACAATCACGACGGACTATCTGAATAAGGAGGAATAAGAATGCTGAAAGGAAAAAGCGTTATTGAGCTTACCAATGTTCATACTGGCGAGAAGGAAGTATATGAGGATACGAACCTTGTCACAGAAGCAATCGCTGATGTGCTGAACACTAATATACAAGGAATGATGTATGACAGTCCTTCCTTTGATGGAAAAAGTGGTGATGATTGGCTACTGCCAGTTTATGAAAGGCTTACTGGCGGTATTTTGTTATACCAGAATGCGATCACAGAAGATCCAACCATTATCTATGCTCCACTTGATAATCCTTTAATAGGATATGCATCAAGTGATGCAAATAATACTGCTGATACAAAACGTGGCAGCAGGAACTTGACCGAAAGTAAGAAAGTGGATAACAGCTATAAGTATGTGTGGGATTTTGCCACATCACAAGCCAATGGAACGATCTCTTGTATTTGTTTGACCAATTCACTGGCAGGCAAGGGAACACAAGTAGATAGTAATTACTTCGTGATGCTCAGAGGTGACAATGTAAAAAACGGCATTTCCAATCCTGATCAGCATTCTTATCTGGATAACCAGAGACCTTATATTGGTGATGGCTATCGCATGGAGATGATTTCTATCTACAATACGACTGCTGCAATTCTTCGTAAGATTCCTGAGGATTATATTCATGCAAAACTGCTGCAGCGTACGTACTCTCTGATTGCCACAGATGCAGTCGAAGAGACATCGATTGAACTAAATCATTATCCTTACTGGGTCAGTTATTCGGGCGGAAGTAAGGATGGAACGAATGCACCTTACTATAACTATGATGGAGTTCTTACATATTTGTTCCATGGAGCTGATGGTAACTGGTATGGCATCAGTCGAAAGGATAACCAGAAGTATTCCAGCACCTCAAATGGAGTCGATTACTACAATCACACTACTTATGAGTGGTTCTTGGATACGATCAGTGCAGGCAAAGGAACGACTCAAAAGATTATCCTGCCAGCGAACACGCAGGAGGTAAGAACTGTCGGCATGAGCGGAAAGTGGCTGATGTTTGCAGTAGATAATTCAACTACGGTCTATCGCTTGGATACAACAAATGTGGCCAACATCGAAGTGGTGCCAGATGCGACTTATAACTATGACATTGACTATACATTCAGTGTTGATGATGACGTTGTAATCAATGGCTGGTATTACTTGAATGGAGAGCCAAAACTATATGTCCGGAATTTGCGAGGTGATGATGAGTCATCTTGGGGCAGAAAACATCTGTCGCGTTATAAGACTTATGCATACCAGGAATACTGCTGCCATTACAGCGGCTATTATTTTCATAAGGACTTATATTTGTATACTCCATACTTGGCGACCATTAACAATCTGGCTACACCAGTTATTAAGACGGCAGATAAGACCATGAAGATAACCTACACATTAACGGAAACTGCGGAATAAACTCAAACAATTCCTGTCTGATAGACAGCACATCATACATATTTTACATAGAGCTAAGGAGGCTCTTTTTTATGGGTACAATGAACGGAATTGATATCTCCAACTGGCAGGCAGACTTAGATCTGTCTGCTATTTCTTTTGACTTTGTCATCATCAAAGCAACCGAAGGCATCGGCTATGTCAGCCCTAGCTGCGATAGGTTTTTCCAGAAAGCACTGACAATGAATAAGCCGATTGGTTTCTATCACTTTGCACGTCCTATGAATGATGCAGTGGCAGAAGCCGACTTCTTTGTCGAGAACACCAAGAACTACTTTGGTCAGGCAGTGCCTGTCCTTGACTGGGAAGCAGAAAACAAGTGGGATGTAGCTTGGGCCCTGCGTTGGTTAAATGAAGTACAGCGGTTAACAGGGGTGAAACCAGTTATCTACATGTCCGAATCAGTCGTAAATTCTTATGATTGGTCTCCAGTTGTGAATGCAGACTATGGTCTTTGGGTAGCCAAGTATCTCGACTACGTTCCAGATGCCAACTATGACATGTCCAATGCCGGCAATACACCAGATGTATCTTACTGGCCATTCTATTGCATGTGGCAGTGGACCAGTGTTGGTCGTCTTGACGGCTACGGTGGAAATCTGGACTGCAATGTGTTCTACGGGGACAGGCTCACCTGGGATAAATATGGAGGAATTGCAGACACACCAGTACTGCCTGCCTCTGCTGCTGACCCAGCTCCAGTGGTTGAGCCAAAACCAACAGAGGATAAGATTGCACAGTATATTGCCGAGGGCTCACATGGATGGGCGGGTGTCTATGGTGAAGAGAGATGGACAAAGCTGGCCACTCTTGGCTATGATGCGGCATCTGTACAGCACAAAGTCAACTGTATCATGGGTGCTTCTACACCTGTAGCTGAATACTACACCGTGCAGTCTGGTGACACTTTGTCTGGAATTGCGGCAGCCTATGGTACTACTTGGCAGAAGTTACAGAGCATCAATGGAATCGAAAATGCGAATCTGATCTATCCAGGTCAGTCTATTCGCGTCAAATAAGGAGGAAATATGGTCGATACATTACAAGCATACATGGTGGCAGCAATTGCCATCGAGGGTCTGGTCTCCTGGGGTCAGACCTTATTTGTGGATAAGAAGTTCCAGTGGCAGATTATTGTGTCTCTTGGTCTCAGCTTCTTGCTGGTTCTTGATCTGCAGTTGAATCTGTTCACGATCTTGTCCATCAATGAGAACTTCCCATGGGTAGGTATCTGTTTAACGGCAGTCGCCATTAGCCGTGGTACCAATTACTTCTATGAGCTCTACAGTAGATTGATCAACTGGAAAGAGAACAAACCAGAATGAGCTGGTTCAATCCTTTCTTTACAGCCATTCTATCTGGTCTAGCCGGATGGCTGATTGCAGACCTCAGGGCAGTATCAAGAAAGTACAGAGAAACCCAGCAAAAAAACACAACAGAAGCGGATGCCATTCGTGATGGCGTCCGCTGTCTGCTTCATAGTAAGTTGTTCGATTTCTATGCGGAGTACAAGGATGCACCAACCTTGCCGACGCAGACATGGAAAGAGATCGACAGAGTATATGAAGCCTACCATGCCTTAGATGGCAATGGTACTGGATCACGTATCTATGAGGCACTCAAAACAAAACCACTAGAACCAGAAGATAAATGAGGCAACTGAGTCATCGTGACTTGGCTGCCTCTCTTTTTTATTGTTTGGAGTTTACAATTACCTCGAGATCATCACATACATGGTCAAGCTGTAACCAGATAGCACGAAATGATGAACTTAGCTCTTCATGTGTGTAATTCATCCCTTCGGAGTTGGACATGGCAATTATCCGTGTTAAATCAGTGATACCTTTCAAATCGTTATAGACATCTTCTGTACATTTCATAAAGACTCCTGGTCCTGGGGTAAGGCATTAAAGATTTCTTCTGGCGACAAGCCCATATCAAATAACATGTTTGTCAGGGTCCGCATTCTGAAACAGGTCTGGATTGCCGTAATAGGCTCCTCTCCAGCCAGAATGACTTTGATGACAGTAAATACTGCCATGGTGATGCTAACGTGGTTTGATTTCATGATCAAATCCTCCTTCATCACCTATATACGTAGGATTTTCTTGTTTTTCCTAAAATGTATAAATTTTTTTATAGATGGCAACTAAGCTGAATTTCACTTGGTTGTCTTTTTTTATGGCTTCATTGCTCAGTTGGTGGGCAAATGTCCTGTGTGTTATGGAGGATACCGCCATGAATGAAGATAGAAAAGTAATCCCGGCTAAAGAAGTCAGCCCTGATATACACGAAGTAACAAATGAGGATCTCGAGAAAGAGTATGCCTATGCACTTGCGACAAAGTTGATCAAAGGCCTGCTGGATGCCGGCATTATTACCCAGGATGAATATGCAAAAATAGACACAAAAAACCGTGAATCTTTTCCTTCATTTTTTGCACAATTAATGCCCTGAAATCGTTGATAATACTACACTTCAGAGCGAATATGTCACCTGACGAAAGGGGGATGAGACCATGACAACGATAACCAAAATTGAACCAATGAAGAAAGATCCTGAACAAAAACAGCGCGTTGCTGCATACTGCAGGGTTTCCACAAATAAAGATGACCAGTTGGAAAGCTTGGATGCTCAAAAGAAACATTACGAGCAAGTGATAAAGAGTAATGATCATTGGGCATTCGCAGGAGTTTACTGCGATGAAGGCCTTTCTGCGATAAAAATGAAGACACGTCCTGATTTGATGAGAATGCTGGATGACTGCAAACAAGGAAAAATCGATCTTGTTCTAATAAAAAGTATTTCCCGGTTAAGTAGAAATGTGACAGATTATCTTTCTATTGTCAGAGACCTAAATTCAAGAGACATCGGTATTTTCTTTGAACGAGAGAATATCAATACGCTTAAAGAAAATGATGAGTTCATGATGTCAGTGCTTAGCAGCCTAGCAGAAAGTGAATTGGTTTCAATTTCCGGGAATGAAAAATGGGGCATCAAACGTCGATTCATGAACGGAAGCTATAAACAAAGCATTGCTCCCTATGGATACGTAATGAAAGATGGAGAGTTAGTCATCGATGAAGATACAGCACCAGTGGTCCGGTTCATTTTCAATGAAGCCTGCTTGGGAAAAGGAATACGACATATCACAAGAGAACTCAATGTTAAGAAAATACCATCCAGGCAAACGGATCATTGGAGTGAAACAACCGTAAAATGGATGCTAAAGAATGAACGCTATATTGGTGAGGTACTCTACCAGAAGACTTTCACAGATGACAACTTCAAGCGTCACAACAATCGAGGGTATCGTGACCAGTATTTACTCAACGATCATCACGCAGCGATCGTTACCAGAGAACAGTTTGAAAGAACACAAGAACTGATTGCACTTCATAGGAAAGAAAAGGGTATTGATTCAGAACATATCAATTACCAGGAAAGATATACCTTTACTGGAAAACTGATTTGTGAGCAGTGTGGATCACGTTTAAAACGAAAAAGCATCACTGGACGAAATAGAAAGAAATGTGTTATTTGGATCTGCGTTACACACTTAAACAATATAAAAAAGTGCTCAATGAAGGGTATCTCTGAGGAAGCAATTAAAAGTGCTTTCACGACAGTAGTGAACAAGCTGATTTTCAGTAAGAATGATCTTTTGATTCCTTTTGTAAAAGCGGAACGCGAGTGTGATGGTGATGGAACTCAACGGATCGTTGAAAGGATTGATCAAAAACTCGATGACAATTCTGTTAAGGCTCAGAAACTGGCAACCCTTGTGGCCGATGACCTCTTGGAGCCAGTGAACTATCAGAAGGCTTTGAATGAGTTGTCTGCGGAATGTAATGAGTTAAATGGAAAGAAAAAAATCCTTCTGAATCAGCTCCAAAATAAGAACCTTGCGATCTCCGAAGGTAGCGAGTTGCTAAAAAGAATCCGGCAAAAGGAAGTGACTGATGAGTTTGATGATGAACTATTCACAGAGTGCATCAAAGTTGTACACATTTATTCCAGAGATGAATTTGGCTTTGAGTTCACTTGCGGATTGACCTTCAGAGAGGGGGTGAGTTTGAAATGAGAATAATACCATATGGATATCGAATTGAGAATGGATTGGCAGTTGCAGATGAAAATGAATCAAAAGCCCTGCAAAAGGCATTTGAATTCTATATAAACGGTGATTCATTGCAGGCAATTGCAAACAAGCTTGGTATTAATCGATATCCTAGCGGGATGTTGAATTTGCTGGTGGACAAGCGTTACCTGGGCACAGATTTCTATCCCTCTCTTATTAGTAAAGAGCTCTTTGATCAAGTTCAGATGGCACACCAAAACCGTATGCATCAGCATAAACGCCCGGGATTGTCGGTAAAACTGGCAAAAGTTTATACCGACTTTGAAATGGAACCTATCGTGCAGCATTTGGACGATCCATATGCACAGGCACAATACGTTTATACATTGATAAAAACGAAGGAGTGATGAGTTATGGAAATGAGAAAGAATGTAATGGTTATCCCGGCGGTTAAAAAGTTTGGGAACACAGTCACCAAGGAGGAAGTCAAAAAGCTTAGCGTGGCAGCCTATTGCCGGGTATCGACTGATACGGAAGAACAAGCGACCAGCTATGATACCCAGGTAGCCCATTACAAAGAGTATATTTCGAAGAACCCAGCATGGAAGTTTGCCGGCATCTACGCAGATGATGGCATCTCGGGCACTGGGACAAAGAAAAGAGAAGAGTTCCTTCGAATGATCGATGACTGTATGGCCGGTAAGATTGACATGGTTATTACCAAGAGTATCAGCCGGTTTGCCAGAAATACGATTGATTGTCTGAAATATATCCGGCAGCTCAAAGAAAAGAACATCCCGGTTATATTCGAGAAGGAAAACATCAATACTTTGGATGCCAAGGGAGAAGTTCTGATCACAATCATGGCTTCCCTTGCACAGCAGGAAAGTGAGTCACTTTCAAAGAACGTGAAGCTGGGGCTTCAGTTCCGCTACCAGCAGGGCAAAGTTCAGATCAACACAAAGTGGTTCCTTGGGTATACGAAAGACGAGAAGGGAAATCTGGTCATAGATCCAGAACAGGCAAAGGTTGTTAAAAGAATCTACAGGGAATACCTGGAAGGTAAAAGCTGTGCTGCAATTGCCAAAGGGCTGCAGAAGGATGAAATTCCAAATGGCTCAGGTAAAAAGAGATGGTGGGATTCCAATATCAGGCAGATTCTCATGAATGAAAAATACATGGGTGACGCCCTGCTACAGAAAACTTATTCAACCGATGTTTTGTCAAAAAAACGGATCAAAAACGAAGGAGCGGTTCCACAGTATTATGTAGAAAACAATCATGAAGCCATCATCTCAAAAGAAATTTATCATGCGGTCCAAGCGGAAAATAAAAGAAGAAACAATTTGATAGATGAGCAAAATATTCATGCAGGGTACTGCGGCAAATATGCATTGACTGGCGTGTTGGTCTGTGGTGAATGTGGTGCACCGTATCGTAGAATTGTATGGAGCAAAAAAGGGCGGAAGGTGTCAGTTTGGAGATGTAGGACCAGGGTGCAGAAAGGCGGCAACGCTTGTCTATCACCAACAATCTATGAAGAAGACCTGCATGCTGCCATCGTTAAAGCAATCAAGGAGACATTTGGCTCACAGAACCAGATGATGAATAAGTTGCAACAAAATATCAATGATGCCATAGGGGACGATCTAGAGACGTGTGATTCAAAGCTGAAGGAATTACAGGATCAGCTGGTAAAGTGCGTCAATACAGGCAAGAACTACGAAAATCTGGCCGAAGAAATCAGAAGGCTTAAGGGGACCAAAGATAAGACGCTTGGTCAGAAGGCTGCTCAGGATGAGCATGTAAAGCGAGTCAAAGAAATACAGCAATTCATGGCAGAGCATATCAATGATGATCTTGAGTATGATGATTCCCTGGTTCGAAAGCTGATACATCGCGTGGAAGTCAACAGTCACAACATTGTAGTGGAGTTCAAAACTGGTCTTGAAATCGAAGAAAACATTAGATAATTTGAGGCTTCATCAGGAAGTGTGGGCAGGAATGAGTCTTTGATATGGCAGCAGGACAGAGATATCTGAACATCTCAACATGACCATATCAAGTAAGTTGTCTATGTTTCTGAAACCGTATGCCAATCGT